TACTCTACATCGCATTTCTCGTAAGTGACTGGATGATACTTCTCCTTGTAGAACATCAAGAACTTACGAGCCTTACACTGTGATATAGCAAGAACAGCGTACCGGGAAAGATAAGATGGGGAACCGAACAATGCTACGATATTGTTGAAATTCCTGCAATCTAAACTCTTTCCGTCGAAAGGCTCACATACAACCCTATCCTTATAGGCTGGGTATTTGTTAGTGAACTGCTCCAACATTCCTTTACTAGGATCAATTCCTAGATATTCCTGTGGGTCGATTTCTGCAATCTCTGTCAGCAAGCCGGTACCACATCCGATGTCTAGGATTGAACCGCTGAGAGGTGGGGAGCATTTGCCCCACCTCACGGTTCTCAACGAGACTCATTTCATCACGAAACAAAGTGTCGTACTTACTTCCTATTTTATCATACTGGGAATAATTCATTTTCTACTGTTGCCTGTTGCCAGGTGATTTTTTTACTTGAAATGGTTAAGAAATTCTTGTGATTGTATATGTTACAATTCGGGAACAACGATTTCAACTGCATTCTGTCATAGGTGAAATGGTGCATTTCCTCGAACTCTGCAGGGGTGTAGTCATCCTTGTAGAACATAAGGCAATAATCCAAACCACTCTCGCCCAGTTTGCGGAGATACTGAGGCATGAAGTAGGAAGCGGTACCGAAGAGAGCAACAACAACGCTGTCTGCCGACATCCATTTCTTTATTGCCTCCTCAAAAGAAATAGTAGAACATCTTCGGAAAAAACCAGAGGTCTTCTCCCTGAACTGCTTGATTGCTTTCTTGCTAGGATCAACTCCATAATACATCTCCGGCTTTATCTTGGTGTAGGCGACGAAGTCTCCGTTTCCGATGCCTGCCTCGAAAAATCTTCTGTCCTTGAACGTGAACATGATAGATTTTGCCATCACGTCCATTTCCTGATTCGAATAGATTCGCGGTACCGGCCACTCCAGGAAGTCGAACTCGTTGAAAACCTTCTGTCTGTTCAAAATCCAAGTAGTCTCGAATGGGTCACCCATCGTCCAATACTTGTAACCATCAATGTAAAGGTAAGGGAAATTATACTTCCCCCATCTTTCATGGACTCCATTGTCTCGCTGTGCGCTGACGAAGTAATAGAACTCGTCGTTTGTCAATGCGCACTTGTCTCTGTGAATGTACTCATGAGGAACGTCTATCATTGAAGTGGCCCATTGCCACTTACAACGCTTGATGAACTCTCTGAGCTTACTGTAATCGTATTCCATCGCTGCAAATTTAATAAAATATTTAATGATTAAATACTTAAAATCTAAAATTAACTATATTTTAACATAAAATTGTGCATATATGCGGCTTGGATAGTCAAAAACACCGCAAAATAGGCTCTTCTCATACGCAAAGGTACGAAAAAATCTCGATATATGCAAATATATCAAACGAAAATTTTAGCCAAAAATACTAAAAATTACGCCGTTCTACTAGCCCTGTTCGGGAGCCTGGATTCTATCTGCCACAGATTATCTTTGATAAGCTTCAGAATGGTATCGTGAAAAGCGGAATTGATGTTTCCGTGGCCCTGGCATTGAACAACGGTAACATCGGCTAAGTTTACCTCGATTGTCTCCATACGCTGCCCGTTTACCTTGGCAGAAAGTATGAGGCAGTTCGGCTTTCTGTTCACATCGTAATAACCGTTCCTAAATACACAGTGCCCCATTTCCTTGCCCTCTTCAAAGAACTCCTGGACGGACTTAAGAACCTGTATGTCTATGGCGCCATCCTTTATGTCAATGTCAAAGAACTGCTTTCTTCTGTCAACATATACATTAGCCATTGCTTCTGCCTTTTTCTTATTCTCCTCTTCGGCTTTAGCAGCTTGCTCCAGATATCTGAGTTGCATTTTCTCTTCCGCAATCAAACGCAGCTTAGTCATTCTGTCCTCCATTTTCTTTTTCTTGTTGTCTGCTGCCTTTAGCCACTTGTCGTGCTCCTCACGAAGATTCTCCGGGCAAACTATAGAAGGGTTACGTACATCTTTCTTAAGATACATAATACTGTCGAGCATATCCCACCACAAGCTATCGTAAATATAAGAAGCCTTTCCGTGTCTGACAACAATCTTGACGGCAGACATTTTTTCTCTGTCGAAGACAGCTTCATGGTACTTACACACCTTCCACATATCAATATCACGTCTCATGAGAGTTTCATTGTATGGGTTAGCATTGACGGAACGGAAGATTTCGTCACACAGAATCTTTTCCCCGAAGTCTCTGAGAGCATATTTATACTTGCCTTGGACTGAAGCGTAATATACTCCATCGAATCCAATATCACGAGGATCACCCAAGAAACTCCATACAGTATGCGTTCTTACTTCCAACTTTCCGAAAGCAGAAAAAGCATCTTCTATATATCCGCTGGTTCGCTGCTTGGCAAGAAAAACATATTCCCCGTCTTTCAACCATTGCTGCATACACTCCTTGAAGTAAATCTTCTCCTTAACCATCTTGTGGAACCGGAACTTCACTCTTACCTGGAAGTACCTGAGAACCTGCCATCCCTTGAATGTGCATACAAGGTAGAAGCATCCTCTAGAAAATCTATCACTGTATTTGTAGGCATCATCTTCAGAGATGCAAGTCTTGATGGCCCACTCACGTTGCTTGTCTGATAACTCCGGAATTCTGTCCGAGAGTTTTACAACTTCACGTTCTGTCTTATTTCTTGGCTTCATAACTCACATATTTAAAAATCAAACAAACTCAACTGACCAATCTCAGCATCTTTCTTTCTCTGAGCCTCGGCTTTCTTCTTCAAGCGCTCCTTTTCAGCGGACTCCTTCTTCTGGAGTTCGATGATTTTGGCTTGCTTGAATTCCTCCTCAGCCTTCTTCTCCAGATTCTCCTTGGTCTGGTCTGAGAGATTTGTAACAATGGTGCAATTCTGATTCTTGGTGAATGAAACTTCTTCTTCATTATAATAGTGAATTGCAATTCCATAAATCTCATCATCGTCAAACCCCTGTCTTCCGGATTTCTTGACCTCTGAAATAATAAAGTCGCAGCAGTCATCGATATTCTTACCAGGCTTGGCGTAATCTTTTGCGAACAATTCATCCTCTGCTGCACGCTTGTCAAGATATGCCTTGATTACCTTCTTGAATGTTTCTGATCCTTTCATAACCTTTCCATTTTTTGAAACCTATAGGCTTGTCTCTAAAACCCTTACGGAATGCTTCTCTCATAGAGATGCAAATGAAATCTACGCTGCATTGTGCCAAGCCCGTACAAAACGCACAATCCTCGCAATCATCCATTGGTTCCGCTACATACACGATGCCGTTAATGACTATCGCCGCTTTCTCCTTGAAGACTGCCATTCCTTTTCGCTAGCAAAGCCTTTGACCTTATTAATCTTCTAGCCAAATCAAAGTCTTTGGACCTTGTGGATTTTTCATTAATAAAAGCTGCTGCTTTTTCTAGAACACTAAGCAGTTCTCTGAACTCAGTCTTCGTTGTCTTCACTTCCATACGCTTTCTGTGCCGTTATAATTCTACAACCGGTGTAATCATCGGCAGAAAGGACAATCTCACCATTCTTAACCTTTTCTCTAATCATGGAGCAAGCATCCGTATTTGATTCTGCCTCTACGGTTATTGTCTTACTCAAAGTTTCTTGAATGCAAACGTCATATTTCATATTATGTTACCTCCCATGTTTCAATGTTAAACTCGTAGCTTTTACCACTACATTGGCTCTGCCCGATATTGCGCAAATCTTTAAGTTGCTCTAACGAAGCTCCGTTAGCCTCGGCTGTTGCGTAGCATTTCTGAAGGTTATCGGCTACTCTAAGTAATTTGCCGCTCCCTTTTGTGTGCCAGGCATCATCTTTATAAATTAGATATACTGTCATAATTAAATCTCTTTGAAATGAACACTAGTTCTATCCTTTCTGTCGCCAGCCGTACAAGCTAAGTTCGCACATGTAACTTCTTGGTCGCGGAGCGGAACGTTAGGTACACAAATAGCGCAATTAACGCAATCTCCACTTTTCGCTACTACACAGGTTCTTCCATTTATACTAAGCTTCTGCCCAATAGGATAGTACGCTTGTACACCAGAACTGCTAACTACGATAATATCTTTCCCTTTCATAATCAATCCTCCTTTTCTTTTAAGTAACGAAGGTATAACTGACAGTTGTCGCAATCAGAATTGCATCTGTAACTGTACTCATTGGCGCAAGCCATAAATAATTCACTTCTTTTCATAAGCGTCCCGATAACAAATAAATAAGTCGTAAATCATTTTCTCGCAAGCCTCCATGTCTTCCAGCACATCCCTCATGCGATATGGTGCTCCGTTCTTTCCATGGCCCTCGTTATTTAACCATAAATATGTTTCACTGTCAGCATCAAATTCTACGTAACGCTGGTGGATGCTGTTGATCAATTCTTCCGCACTTTCAAATGGTCCGGTTGATATCGAGAAGTCTTGACCTGCAGGTGAACGTCTTGAAAAGAGCAATCCTTTCCCATTCGTGTATTCCTCTTCGGTGACAGTCCAGGAATCAGACTCTGCTATTTTTATTAATTCTTCTATTTCCATATTATTTTAAAATTAAAGGTCGGGTGCCGTCTTTCCGAGCTGTAGCAAAATAAAGAATATCAAACATTGTTTTGTTATTTAATCCCGACCATTGATTAACGATGATTTTTACTTAATTCTACATGACTCACCTCCAATCTTATTAAGTTTAACTTCCATATCCTGTAAATCTGCCTACAGCAGAACTTACGCTTTCATTTGTTACGGAACCCGGCTTCAAAAAGTACTTGTAATGCGTGCTTCTCTCCAACCTCTCACTCCAGCAGAAACCGAAAGCATCGAACTCCTTGCCGCACCATTCATGACCGTAGTAGTATTCGCTGGCATGCACCTTCTGTTCCTTGCTGAGCTGCAAGAATAGTGCGCGACTCTTGCTAAGTTCCGTTGGGTTCTCCTTGAACTCCTTCTCGATTTGCTTACGCTTCTCGGTATATTCAGCTAATTTCTGCTGATACTCATCCTCGCTGTCGCAAAGATAATAATCTGTGTCAGTCCAACGGCTATCCCAATAGGAATTGGAAGACTGATGTATATGATAAATATTCTTCATTTCTTTTTGTCCTTTCTGTAAAGGAAGAATGCGTCACCCTGCCAACCGAAGTTCTTTGACTCACATCTTGCTAGAATATGTGTGTCGGTCTCGATGAGCACATCTTCATATTTGTCTAACTCGGGTTGCGTATCTGATGTATCTTCGCCGTAATCCCATTGGAGCATAAATTCCAAGATGGCGTTCTGGTCACCGACACTATTCAGTCTGCAAACCTTCTCGTAATCCTCAATTTCCTCAAAACAACTCTGATGCTGTGGGGAAATCTCAACGATAAGAGATAAATAATCGTAATCCTTCATAATTGCATATTTTAGAAAGGTAGGCTGCCGTCTTTCCGGCTGCCAGATAAGAATAAGGTATCTAACTTGTGGGTGTCCTTAATACCCGTTATGTTAAACCTTACTTTTGCCTACCTTTATAATAAGTATATAAATCCATCATGCTATTATAGAACCACTGCAATGCGACAATCTCCTTCTGCTCTTTGGTAATATACAGGGCATCAGTATCATCTTTCTGCGCCATTTTATCAGTCTGCCACATGACTGGATGATTCTTGTAATCATCACATGGGCGACATTCTCCATCATTACCGCCTCTCCATTTACCATCTTCAGGGCGTAATTTTCTGCAGCATCGTGCCAAAGGTCGTAGGCTACAGAATTATTATTGAGCATCAGATAGAGTTCTTCCATATCAGCAGTTCTTTTGTACTGAACCATTTCCTTTACAACCATAGCTATCTCCTTTCCAATGTTAAGTCTATCACGTATGGAAGAGTATGCTGTGGCATTTCTCCTAAATTGATGCAGTTGAATTGGCAGATACGTTTAATGGAAGCTTCTTCCTTTTCAACAACCTTGTATATCAACTTAGGTTTAATTTGTTCTGTCAGCTCAACATTGAAGTAAGAGCAGTTCTCATCCATTGATATTCTCGTTGCAATAGCAACCAATCCGAAATCTGGGCTGAAGAACAGATACTTGCTGCCCGTAAAGATGGCATCTATTCTGTTCTTTGTATTTCCTGTCACTCTTATAACGTTCATAATTATTGTTCCATTAAATGTTTGACAAGTTCTTCTTTTGAAGAGAATATATCTCCAAGCCTTTTACTTACATAGTTTCTGTCTATCTCTAGGATAACATAATTATTATTTAGTGCTGCTTTGAGACATCTTTCTATACGATCGCGCTCACTGAAAGAATAATAATTTCGATAGCTTGTAGGGCACAAATTTGTACTCACTATATTGTATATTCTTTCGCCTATATCTCTAGAATGATAATCAACATAAAGCTTTTTGACATCTTCATAGTCTGAAAGAGATATAAGGACAATTCTACCCGAAACAATTTTGTTGTCCCTCATAATGAAGACCTGCTGTCCGATAGCATACTTGCTCTGATATGTAGTAGCTAAATCGGAAAAGACTCGTCCACAATCCAGCTGGAAAACTGCATATAAAACGGTTCCATTATTGAAAGCTTCCAGGTAACGCTCTATCTTCTCGTTTTCTGTCGGCTCTCGTTCAGTGACGTTTCCATCGTCATCCGTAACCTCGACATCATCATCAAAAGTGCCTTCATACTCGTTCCAAATAGAAAATTGCTCTTTTAGAGCATTGTATTTCATTATTTCTGAAATACTGTTGATCTTGATACCTACATATCCGTTTCCAAAATTCTTTGTATTCATATTAACCCTCCAGACTATTAATGTATTCCTTACGTGCCTTTACAAAAAGCTTCTTCTTTCTGTCATCTGAAAGAAACTCCTTAACGGTATATCCCAAAGCGATGATACCATTTTCAAACTCAAAGGTAAGGCCACACTCATGATTGTCAAATTCATATTTCAAGGCATCCACCAAATTCTCATCGCTGCTCAGAAACTCCTCTGATTCCTTAACGGAACGCTCACCGAATACCAGAAATAAGTGGTAATCCTTTTTGAGGCAATAAGCACCGGCACCGATGGAACATATCTTTTCCAGGTCTTCCTTACTTGTGGTAAGCCCCCATTCAGCCATCATTTCCTTAAACTGCTTGTCTCCAAATGCAGCCTTCATTGGCAGCTTGCCAAACTCATCCTGCTGCTTTTTCTTGAACTCTTGGTATTTCATGCTTCTTTCTTTACTTTATAGTTATTAAATAGATCTACCATGTCTAGTAGCTCTGCGTTTCTGTTAGCTTCCTTTTCATCGGAGTAGTCTCCAAACTCTTCGGAAACATCACCTGTGGGGAAAATTCTTTCGATACAATATTTCATACAGCACCTTCCATCATTAAAAGTTTGTGTTCTTCTTCACTGTCACCAACATGACCATACAGAAGTCCGTCTTCTGTGTTTTGCCAATATTCGTGCGGTACAGAGTGCGAAGCCATACTTACCAACACTACAACATAGCCCAAAGACTTGATAAGATTGAAATTTGAATTTCTCATAATTATTCCCTTTCTATTTTTTAAGATTGAAATTGTATAATAGTGCCAAATGGCTATCATCTAACTCTCTCCAATCATCAACCGTGTCAAGATAAGCCTTGACTTTTGAAAGCGTAATTGGAACCGTTGGATAAGCAGAACAAAATCTGCGAAGCATGTACTCTGATAAAGATTCTTCCATAGCCTTCGAATTATTAATGATTACTATGCGTTAATGAGGTCTATCACATCAGAAGCATCAAAGTCATCCATACTATTGTATGTAACATAGAAATCTTCCTCATCGTCAGCAAGCAGACCTTCAGCCTCTTCCTTAAATTCATTAAAGTCCTCATCCGTGTCTTCATAATTCAATGCCTCTCGAATTATTGCCCACAACTTTCTCTGCTTTTCGTTAAGCGAGTTTAATTTTGTATTCATAATCTTTATAATTTTAATTGGTTCAACTTATAAGGTAGGCTCTGGATAGTCAAAAGTACTACCTTTTATCTATATGCAAAGGTACGAAAATTTTCTGATATATACAAATTTACCAACGATTATTTTAGTTAAAAATACTAAATTATAGTGCTTTGCAACTATCTGATTATCAGAATGGTGCATCTGCTTCTTCTGGCTTTTCGAAAGGCACCTGTACATCTTCGTTGATTAAATTCGTCTTGAAAAAATTTGTCGTATTTTTGTTGAATCCCATAAAGAATTTGAACGTTCCGATATTACGTCCCTTGGCAACGTCTATCATAGCCGTTCCGTCAGTAGGATAATCGTCCTTGTTATCAAATGGGGCAGGGTACGCTCTGTTGTAATACTCTGCTCGATAGACTAGGATGACAACATCGGCAGCTTCTCCTATCTGTCCACTATCACGCAGTCGGTTCAGATTCGGCTCCGGACAGTTACTATCTCTAGACAACTGACTTAGGGCGATGATCCATATGTTCAGTTCCTTTGCGAGGTTCTTGAATCTTCGTGCGGCATCACCCATAGCCTGCTCCCTGCTGAAACTCGTACTCCTGGAGTTTACGTTAAGAATCTGCAAGTAATCAACTACGGCTCCGTCTATGTCCTTCTGCATCTTAAGCATTCGGATGGAAAGAAGAATAGAATCTATATTTGACGTGCTCTTGTCATCAAAGAATAAATTCTCTCCGGGCAACTTTCCTCTAGCATCATCAATCATCCTTATCTCGCTTGGCGCCAGACTGCCCGAATAGAGGATATTGTTGGCCGGGATGTTCGTCTTGGCAGAAAGCAGACGTGCCGTAAGCTGCTCCTTCGTCATTTCCATAGAGTAGAAAGCAACCTTTGCTCCGTTCTCAATGGCGTGTCTTGTCATGCAAAGTGCGAGGCTCGTCTTTCCCTGAGAAGTTTCGCCGGCAACGATAATCAAATCAGACTTCTGCAGACCTCCCTTTTCATCGAATCTCTCCATACCGGTCTTGGTTCCTGTCGTGACACCTCCAACGGTGGCATTCTTAACCATTATCTCGTTTAGACTATTCATTGCATCATTGAGCGTGAACACTCCATCTGCTTTCTCAAATACTCCTCCGATACTCTCAATAGCCTCTTGGTGGGCATCTGCGGTCAGAATCTCTTCCGATAATCCAACCTTGGAAAGCTGCTGCCCGACAACCCAGAGTTTTCTTCTTCTACCAAGGTCCTGCAATCTGATGGCATGATATTCTACATGTGCAGATGATGCAATCTGTGCCGAAATGTTCATCAAGTCCAATGCTGTTACATTCGACTTCTGCTTACTGAGCTCGGCAGAAACAGATATGACATCTATCGGCATACCTTGCTTTCCCATATTATCAACAGCCTTCCATATATCCCTACACATGGGGTCGTAAAAACAGTCTTCATCTAGATACTGGCTTACTAGAGTGTATGCCGTAGGATCAACAAGAAGACTTCCGATAACATACTGCTCAGCCTTTGGGTCATTCACTAATGGCTGATTCTGATATGGTGATTGTTCTAAACTCATCTGAACGATACCTCCTCAAAACTTAAAATATCAAACATTTCGTGCATTCTATCTACAATTCTTGGGTCATCGTACTTCTGTCCGATGTCAATGGCCGTTAGGTTTGAACTGATAATCGTGGGCAGCATCTGCTCATAGCGATAGTCCAACAACTCGTCAAACGGCTTGTAGTGCATTCCGTAAGTGACTATCTCCGTTGGCTCAGCACCCAAATCGTCAATCAAGAGAAACTTAGTGTTCATGATTGCTCTGAACTCGTTTATGTCTTCGTGAATCATGTAAGCCATATCTCTAGCCTTGACGAATCGCGGATATTTGTCACCCTCGCAATAGCTAATCTTGTTTGAGTCCACAAGATAAACTAGCAAATCTCGAATAGCCTTTAGCATTGTAGTCTTGCCGTTTCCAATACTGCCGGGCATAAACAGCCCGTAAAAGTTTGTCTCTATAGTAAGAAAATCCCCGACTTTCGATATTGCTTCCTTTAGCTCGTCAGTGAAGACGAACGTTCTTTTTCTTTTCTCTACCTCTCGTTTGTAGGCATAGTAAAGAAAGTTCTTGGCCTCTCTATTTTCCAACGGCAACTCCAAACCCCGACCGATACGCTGATGTGTCTTTGTGGTCTGGAGCTTTCCATCCTGTCTTTGTATTGTTTCCATTGTCTGTTACGTTTTGTCTATGATTTTTCATTTCTGATACTATCTCGTTGTATTGAGAATCAATTTTGTTAACCGAAAAATTGTTCATTATCCAAGTCTTGTCGATACGACGCAGAAACTCTTCCAATGCCTTAAGCAAGCTCTCGTCATCTATCGGAAGCGGCACTGTTTTGTGACTTCTAGCAAAAGAAATCTTCTTTAGGATAGAGTTCATAGCCTTTGCATCCTTGGGTTGCCAATAATAGGCGGAGTCATAGAGTTCTTGGTAATACTTCTCGAATATTTGCCGTCCCTTGTGGCAGATGGTAAACTCTTTCGGTTTCGATTTCCTCGTGCGCGCGCTAGAAGGAGAAGATAATTTTATATTATCTTCCCGTTCCGTAGGAACGGAATATATATTCTTTGAAGGGTTTGGGGAACTTTCTTTGGACTCTGGCATTTGCTTAGCATTTGCTAGAGATTCGCTAGCATTTGCTAGAATATCTGTAGCATTTGCCAGAGAATTTGTAGCATTTGCTAGAGATTCGCTAGCATTTGCTTGGCATTTGCTAGAAGATTCCTTAGCATTTGCTACGAAATTTCTAGCCTTTGCTGCACCACCTGCACGACCGGCTCTAGCTCTAGCTTCGCTGACTTTTCTTGCCTGCTCGATGGTGTCTGAAAGTTCCTTAGAATAGAAATATTCTTCCTCAACCTCGAATAAATCAAAATCCTCAACTACAGATTGCACCACGGAAACATCAACACGCATCTCATAAGCTATCATAGAATAATCCTTTGACAGCTTATGATCCTCGTCTTCCTCCAATAGTTGCATAAGAGCAACGTAGATGCCGTAGGCAGCTATGCCGTGCTTCACCCTTGCTCTCATTACTTCTGGAGAATCACTATTTCTGATGCAATTATATTTCATAATCTTATTGGTTCAAGTCCTCGTTCTTAATGAAGCATATCTTACCTCGCTTTATACTATTTGCCAGGGAGTCAACTTCTGTCTGTAACTTACTGTAAACAGCACTTTGCTGCTTAGAGATAAAATTGTGGATAGAAGGGCTAATCTTTAAAGCGATAAAAGCCATCCCCTCCAAAATCTTAAACTCACGATACAACACACCTGCCGACTTGAACTGTTTGTCCAAGCCTACCAAGAACGTTCTGTAGTCCTTGATTCCTTCAAAATCTCTTAGAAATTCTGTCTCTTCCATATTGTATAATATTTTATTTATAACTATATTGTTTCTCCTTAATGCAAAATTACGAATTTTGTCTGATATATGCAAAAGAATTAACTTAAATATTCAAAAATACCGAAATATATTTAGATATATATTTGGCTATCTCAATTTTTTTTAGTACTTTTGCAGTAAGTTTTTTCCATTATATTCTGTAAAAGAATATTGTATGGGTTTCTCTTTAGCCTGCTGGCGAGCAGGCTTTTTTTGTTGGGATTTATTTGGCAATTTGAAAATAATTCATTACCTTTGCAAACAAATCCCTTTAAAGTATAATCTTTATAGGATTTTAATTGGTTCAAGTCCTCGGTGTTGTGAAACACTGGGGACTTATATTTTTTACAGATTAACGGTGATACCTTTCTCATAACTCAGTCTCTTTACTTCATTAGTATAATACTTAATCATTTTCTCCAACTCATCGTCATCCCATTTCTTGATGGAGTAAGCACGCTCTCGCAGGGTGGAAAATCGGGAAACACCAATCTTCTTTATCAGATTCTCCTGGTAGTATATAAGATGGTCTGACTTCACTCTGTTGCACCCGATACATTCTGCATTGCAGTTATCTTCATCAAATCGGGTGGCCATGTTGGAACGTCCGAAGAAATGACCGCAATCAAGCTCTCTGTACGGCTTTATCTTTCCGCAGCTGATACATTGTCCCATGCCGCTTGGCATGCAGTCTCTCAGACGTATATACAACGCAAACACCTTGTCTAGTCTCTTGACCAAATCAGGCTTACTCTTCTTTCTCTTTTTGGGAGCAGAAGGAGATTTCTTCTTTTTATTATAAAATGGAAACATATCTTTTTTTATTTCAATACTACATTAGTTAATTGTGTTCCTCTGGAATACACCGCCCATTTCGTGGTTCCTGGAGGTCTGCTAATAAAGAGGTCTGCGACATTTCCGAACCGGCTATAGTTTCCCGACAAGTCAACTATCCACCCGTCCTTTCCTTCAAAAGGTCTGATAGCGCGGCCTACCATCTGATAGTAGAGCCCGAGAGATTTCGTCGGGCGTGCCAAAACAACGGTGTCTAGGGCAGGGTAGTCGAATCCCGTAGTCAGCACACCTACGTTGGCAACAACCTTTATTTCTCTCCTCTTGAATCCTTCGAGAATGGCTTCACGCTCCTTTTTTGGTGTCTCTCCTGTCACGATGGCGGCATTGACTCCGAGTGATTGAAGCTTATCAACCAACTGCCTGGCCTCCCTTGTGAAAGCGGTAAATACAAGTACTCCCTTTCTAGGAATGCCGCTTTTAGGCTGCAGAACCTTGACTACTGTGTTTGATAACTTATCGTAGAATCCGCTACGCTCATACTCTGCGAGGAGACTTCTTTCATCATAATCTGCACCGGTGGAGTTGCTTCTGACTCTTCTTAAATCCAATGTCGTCAAATCGTAATAATGCAAGTCTGCGAGATAACCTTTAGAAAGCAGTTCTCCAATCTGACAACAATAGATGACCTTTGAAAATATTCTAGGTCTTACTCTCGTGAGGAACTTCAAGATGGAACCTCCTTCGGCACGATCAAGACGGTATGGCGTGGCTGTTAATCCAACAACCTGTCTGTTCTTCGCTTCTATGAACTCCTTGTACTGCCCAGCTTTAGAGTTTACATAATGACATTCGTCAATTATGATGTTCTTGAAACAATCGAAGTCTGACATATGGTTCATTACGCTTCCGATGGTGGCAAAGGTTATTCTGTTTATATCCTTACACCCTACAGAGGCACTATAGCAACCGCAATCGAAAATACCATAGCTTTGCAGCTTGGCAAAGTTCTGCTGAAGAATTTCCTTACTAGGTTGAAATACTACCAGCGGCCCTTCCAGACGAGAGGCGATATCTGCTATCACCAAGCTCTTTCCTGCACCCGTAGGCAGGATAACCAATCCGTTCTTGTCAGCCTTGCTAGTGAACAGCCTTACGGCTGCATCACTAGCTTGCTTTTGATAATTTCTAAGAGTGTACTTCATTACTCGCCGAATGGTAATTCATCATCGTCATCATCTGAAGACTGCTCTGGTTGAGCTTCTTCTTTTGGCTGCTCCTCTTCCGGGAACTCCAATCCGAAGACCTCTTTCATGCTCTCACGATTCTTGACCTCATTTGCCCAAATCTCAGAACGGTCCGGGATAGCATAAGCCTTTGCAAGTAAGAACTTCTCGGTATTTGCATCCCAATTATATACGAGATAGTAACCTGCCAATGCAATACAGAACACGTTCTTCGACTTAAGACGCATATCAACAGTTCCCTGGCGCACCTCAGCAGCGTACTTGGCTACTTCCATAAGGACAGAAGCATAAGCCTCTTCTGCATCCTTCTTCATCTTCTTGGCTTTTTCCAAAGCCTCCTCCAACTCCAGCTTGCGAGCTGGCACCACGTTCTCTTCGAGTGTGCAATACTCCTCTCTGATGTTCTTCTTCTCGAACTCATCGAGGAAACGTGTAACCAACTCATTGTCAGGGAAGGTCGCCGTGAAGTGCTTTCCGACAAACTTAAGGATGTCTGCCTTATTCTTCAAAGGCTTCTCTCCGCAAAGGTTCTCCTCGGTCAAAGCAAGGAAGTCCAACTCCATTGGGAACATGTCTTTTACACCTTCCTCCAATACAAACTCAATGTTCTCAGGAACATAATTTTTCAAATCTGATTTCATAATTATAAATACTTTTCATATAATGCTATCTGTTTCTGAGCTTCAAGCAAGGCTGCTTCTTCATTAGGCTCGGGTATATACAACCCTGCAACCATACTTGAATAGTTCCGAAACTTCTCAATAGCGTCTGTTAATTCTTTTGTGTCAAGGTCAGCCGTGCTTCTCCAATAAGTTACAGGCTGTCCTCTTCTATTTGTTCTCTGCTTCGCAAAGATTTCTCTGTTCACTATCTGCTTGAAAATGTTATACTTCACATATTCTTCATCGTAGCCGAACTCTGATGCGAAATACTGAAGGCACACATGCAGATAGCTGTTTTGGGTGAGGGAACGTGGACGGTGCTTTTTCTTCACCTCCACGATAAAACCCTTTCCGCTTTTCAGGGCATCCATGTAAAGGCCATTGCAATAGTCCTTGTAGTCTGCCCTGTCCTTGTCATTGTTGAGATTGAAAATCATAACTAGAATGGCAAATCATCATCTTTGCCCGGCTGCGGTGCCGGTGACTGAACTCCTTGCGGCTGCGGTGGTGGAGGTGCTTGCTGCTGCGTCTGGACACCTCTCTGATACTTTTCTATCTTGTAACCCGAAATGGTATTGAAATACTTTACCGGGTCATTTGCACTCTTCTGATACTTGGTACCTTGAAGAGCAAAAGATATAGTAACAATCTCGCCAACTGCAAAATCAGCAGGATCATCTACATGCTTTCCGCTGAACTCAAAACTTGGGTAGTTCTCGTACACCTCTCCGAAGTTTGAGTGTGTACAGTTAAGAACCACAACTCTCTTTTTGAACGGCTCTCCACCGCTCTTGCTGGGTATTTCCTCGACATTGCCGATGAGCAATACCCTTCCTGTCATTGTATTAGCCATCTGATTCTGTTAATGGTAAATATGGTAATAATTCTCTCATTTCTACCCATTTGAGGAAGTCACGCAATAATGCATGGTTTTTGTCTTCCATCCCTGGATATCTGTAACAAGTGATTGCTGGCTCATAAGGAGTAAGCTTGAGACCTCTCACGTCTCCCTTGTGCTTATCCTTATTGTAGCCCTCAAAGACAAACAAGTCAAAATGGAACACATCAGCTTCAAACAACTCTAGGTAAAGCTGCCATTGGCAACTGTCTATATAGTCTTTGTCTGATACCGGTCCGTACTTAGTCTTGATGTCTCTTATCTCTAGTCCGTCAATCATATCGGCACATCCCGTGATAACGGCATTGCCGAAATCCTTATATTCACGAACCTCATGAAAGGCGTCAGGATGCTCATTCCTGTATTTCAAAGCAACCTTGCATTGTGGAATGTCGAGAATTGCTTCACCTTCATCAAAGACGAACCTTCTTCCTTTTGGAACGGGTTCTGTCTTATCTTTCTTATAATAGGTGAAATGACGAACACCTTCCGGCTCCTTGAAGCAATGGGGACTGCCAGTCTCCACGATGGAGTGAAAGGCAGTTCCTATTCTTGTGTAATCGTTGCCCTCAAACTTCTTAGTGATATTGTCTATAACGTCCTGCTCTGTAACATAAGCATATTCGCCAGACATATACCGTCTGAAGCTCTCTAGCTGGGTAACTCTAATCAAAGGCTTCATCATACTGCATCCTCATGCTTTACGAACTTCTTGCCCTTCTTGTCAAAGTCAATGCCTTTGACAGCAAGTTCCTTGATCATCTGATTCATGAATGCCTTCTGATGAATCTTGTTCAATCCGTGGGCAACCTCGATGAGAGCATTTGCATCATCTACAGTCTCCACGGCTGCAAGCTTCTTTCGGGCATCATCAACGGCTTCCTGCGCCTTAGCCTGAGCGTCTGACTTATTCACGATGGCTTTCTTCACCTTCTTGATGATGTCTGCCATGCAAGTGTCAAACTCCTCTGTTCCGTAAGCTGGAATCCAAGTGTCCTGCAGGTCTGCAACATTCTTACCAACACGATTGTCCTGTGGCTCGAACTTGATGACGCGATTGCCGCTCTCCTTGCAGATGTAACCTACCTGGTCCGCAATACGGATGAGCAAGTCTTTGCTCTGTCCTGTACAGTCTGGAGAATGCTTGATGTAATCTCCTTCCTGTGTCTCCTTGTCGTGACAGATGAAGATGATGTCTGAATTGTTTGAACGGAGAATGCCGACAAACTGCTTGAACAATTCTCCCATCACGCCATATCGTTTCAATGAGTTAGTTCCCAGTTTAGGGTCTTGCTGAATAGCAAAAGCGTTGAGATAGTCATCGAGCATAGCCTTGGCTGTGTCTACTACGATGGTCTTACACTCACTGATCAATCCTGGCTTCCAAACCTGCTTGCCATCCTCAACAACATAGGAACCGATAACCTCAGCATTGTAGATGTCTTCCCAACGTGAAGCCGTGACAACAATGTCTGGACGCTGAACGGCACGGTCAAAGCCTCGGTCGGTGTCGATGAGTAAATGACTGTTGGCTGTGGTAGCCAAAGATGTCTTACCGGTACCTGGAGTACCATAAAGTACGATAATCACTGGACGCTCTGTAACAACGTCATTCTTTCTAATAATTGGCATAAACTAATATTTAATTGTTAAACAAATTGTTTTTATTTGCATAGGTGATAAACTCAGAGAGCTTATGTATTCCTAGTTTCACATACACAGACTTGACGTGCTGATGTATTGTGTTCGGGGAGTTGAATAGCTCGGCTGCCGCCTCCTGCTCGCTTCGTCCCTCATAAAGCAGTTTCATCACGCGCAACTCCGCAGTAGAAAGATTAGCATTAAACCTTGGCATACAGACGATGCTATCATAAGGGCATTCACCACGCATTGGACATTCGACCTTCTCGAAGTTGAACCTTCCATCCTTATCAACATTGACGACATCAAAAGCCGTAGTGTCGAGTCGACAAAAGTTGCATTTGCAAAATCGACGCATCATGAGATACTGATAATAACTCTCGTTAGGTGCGCTCTTGGAGTAAATCTTCTCCAACGCCTTGTATGCTTCCGGATAGCAAGCGCGAACCTTTTCCAGGATGTATTTCACCAGCTCTGTATGTGTCTCATCGACCATGAAGTTCTTTCCGTCTGACGTCTTACACCATAGCTCATCCTCGAACATATAGAACTCTAATCCTTCCATAAGTCCTCCTCGCTAATGCCTGTTAGCTCACACAATACTTCTATATGGATGTGCTGCTGTGGCTTCATACCATATAGAACCCAATTCCTAACTGTCTGCTCGGTAACCTTGCAGCGTCTAGCGACTTCCGTGATGAAGTCGTATCGCGGTGCACTTCTCATCGGTAACCCCTGATAATAACCTTTTAAGGTCATTTTTTGAGATTTTTCCTCAAAAGTGTTTGATGTTTGAATATTTTCCATTATCTTTGCACTATGTTTTATATCTTTGTGCAAAGATACAAATATATTCTGACATGTGCAAATATATCGAAAAGATTTAGTCAAAATTAACAAATTTATACAGATATGTTCAAATATAAAGAATTTAGAAGAGCTCACGGACTATTTCAGTCTAAGCTTGCAGAAATTATGGGGATTTCCCAATCTAACATTTCGAGATACGAAACAGAGGGTATAGATCCTACACCTGCGCAGTTTCAGAAACTATACGATGAGTATGGAGAAGAAAATGTCAAGGCTTTCGAGGTAGAACCTTCTCAACTCGTTAATGCAGAGAATAATGTAAACTGTGGCTCTGGAAATCAGAACAACGGAATCCAAAGTAATGCTGATTTAGTAGAAATTATAAAGAGGCAGACTGAGATGATAGCAAAGCATATCGAAAAACAAGATGATATAAATGTACGTCTCATGAATCTTCTTGAAAAATTAACTTTGAAATGAAACTGAATATTCCCGATTGTGCCCTGGATATTAGCGACAGGTTCTTCAAAGCACTTGATGTTCTCAAAGAACAGAGAAAAATTAAAGGCTTACAGACTTTTACAAAAGAGTTTGGTTTGAACTATGGTAACATGAATACTCTAAAGCATAACAGAGATAAGCGTACTTTTCGTATAGAGTATCTTGCTTACCTCGCTGAAGGGTATGGTGTATCATGCGAGTGGCTACTGCTTGGAACCGGTCCCATGTTTACACAAACGTGTTCCAAAAGCGAAGAATCTCAGAACCTTTGAAACGCTGTCCATGAACTTTTTGCATAGACTTTATATACCCTGCGTTCACATAGGATCGCAGGGTGTTGCGATGTATACCCAACAGTTTGCAGGTTTCCGATATGGTATATCGCGAAGTTGGACTTATGTTTGGCTGAACTGATGTTACCATGTTAAATAGTTTAAATGCGTGCTAGAATAAAGGATTTCTTTATATCTTTGCACTAAGTTATAAATTCAAATGCAAAGATAAATGAAAAAAATGATATATCAAAATATATGTGGATATATTTAAATATAATTAATATTTCTGCATATTGTGTAACTCGAAAAAATAGCATGCTTGCAAATAGCTTGCAAATGATAACAACGAAACTATACTTAGATACAAGAGCGGTCAAGGACGGAGAGCCTGCACCGCTCAAAGTTGCCATTACGAAGAAGCGACAGGCAGCTTATATTCCTCTTGGTGTCAAATTGAAAAAGGAACAATGGGATGCTAAGAAGCAAAGAATAGTTGATGCACCAAACAAGCAGAGATTGGAAATATTTGTCAAGAACAAATTGGTAGAGATTGAAAATGCTATATTGGAACTGCAGATGAAGGGAGAACTTACTAAACAGACTTCAACGCAGATAAAGAATAAGGTTGTGGCCTATCTAGACCCTGATGTTAAGAAGAAAGACTTATTTATAAATAGGTATATAGAATATATGAATAGTCGTTCAGCACAAAGGACCAGGGAAATATATGCAACCACTTTGAAGAAGATGCGCGATTTCGATAGCAAGGTAGATACCTACGCTTTTGAAGATATCTCAAAGGATTGGCTGAAAAGGTTGGATGCCGAGTTGGTAAGACAAGGGTTAAAGAAGAACTCCAGGAATATACATTTCAGAAACATACGTGCCGTTTTCAACGATGCCATCGATAACGAGATAACCAGCCATTATCCGATGAGAACATTCGATATAAATCCGGAACAGACAGAAAAACGTTCTCTTTCTGTAGATGAACTACGTACCTTATTTAATTATAATGTGCAGCCATGGCAGCAGAAGTACCTGGATTATTTCAAGCTTACATTCTTCTTGATCGGGATAAACCCTGCCGATATTCTTAATTGTACGGATGAGAATGTTGTAGACGGAAGATTACTGTATAGACGAAAGAAGACGGGAAGACTGTATAGCATCAGACTGGAACCGGAAGCTATACAGATAATAAATAGGTATAGAGGAAAGACAAAGCTAGTCAATTTCTCAGAGAACATGAGAAACTACAAGCAATTTGTGTGCAAGGCAAACAAGGGACTAAAGGCAATAGGCCCTGTCACTAAAGAAAGGAACGAGAAAAAGAAAGCTCATGATTTTCAGAAGGAATATCATACAAAGCATAATCCTCTGTTTGATCATATCTCTCTGTATTGGGCTAGGCATACGTGGGCAACAATAGCCTTCTCCATAGGAATACCCGAAGAAATCATTGCCGAAGCATTGGGACATTCCCATGGAAACAGGACAACAGCTATCTATATTGACAAGAGTGTTGCCAATATAGACGCTGCAAATAGAAAAGTATTGGATTACGTTCTATATAAGGAGCAACCAAAGGACTAACCCTTGGAAGCTCCTTTCGAACCAATTAAATTATCAGACCATTGGCCTTCATGAAGTTAACCATTGCCCTGTTCTGTGGCAAAAGGGCAGGGATATCCATTCTGTTAGCCTTATACAAGTTGGTAGCAGAATTATACATATCCCAGGCAGTTACAAACTCCTTATCGTGATAGGCCTCCAGCATATCCTCTGTGAAGAGTGTAATCTGTGACTGATTGAGAGGGTAGGTGATATTCTCACGAATAGACTTTCGTGATGTATCTGCCTTTACTCTGGTAGCTGTCATCAGTCCAATGAGCAAGAACATCTGTTCTGCAGTAATGCGTGTCTCCTTCATCTTGGCAATACGCTCACGATCAGTCTCGATGATGTGCCGGGCATCGACCAGCCATGATTTTAATGTATCAAGCATTGCTGCCACTTCCATACCGGAACCCTTCTTTCCTTTTTCGGAATAGCTGGACATATACAGTTCTGGAGAGAGCATACACTGATTGTGGCAAATCATCACATTCGGACCGAATCCAATCTGAATACCTTTCTGATGGAAGGCTACGGCCACATTAGTAGTAGTCTCATCATTATCAAAATCAGTGATACGAATATTGGCATAAACTCGACGGAGAATATGCGCCTCTACCGCATGCTGACCTTTGACCGCTTCCACTTGTGGAAGGCGAACCACTCCAGGCGACTGACGGTCTCTGTTCTGTGCTGCAAACATATCATAAACCTCCACATTGTAGCCGAGCTCTGTACACTCATCAATGACCTTATTGAAAAGGTCAAAGTGATAGATGCCACGGAGCGGATTTCCGTAAACATCATCCTCGCGGTGTGTGCGACTCAACTGTTCGAGAGTGATAGCCTGGGTCTTGGCTTTCTCGAAATCAAAGAACTTGTCTTCATTAACTGAAGAAGGAACTGCTACCATATCCTCGGCAGCCTTACTCAAATTTGTTGCTGTTGTCATAATCTTTAATATTTTAATTGGTTACAAATTATTTCAATGGAATGCCTGCTTCTTCAAGAAGCTTGATTCTCTCTTCCTTTGTTGCTTTTGTCAAGTTTGTCTCTTTGACAAAATTCCCGGCAGAGTCTCTTGTTATAAGAAAAACATAGTCGGCATGATTGATCCAGCCTCTCTGACACTCCTCACGATAGGCATTGGCCTCCTCGTAAGTCTCAAACCCACTCTTTGTGTCATACATTGAATCATCGCGGGTAACATATAAGCTACTAGTCTTCATTTTTAATCTCAATTATGTACATTAATTCTTTATCTAACACATCCTTCTCTTGGTAAGGAGAATCGTACTTATATACGACTGCATCATCAAGATAAGTTCTTACTCCCTTCATGAAGCCATCTTGTAACACAGAGTTATCTGTTATGTAGGCTGCCAGGAAGAAGCCGTTTCGCTCCTGTGTATCTCCTAGGCCAACTGCACTGAAATGACTTCTGAAAGTAGTACCCTGCAACTCGTCGAATGAATACTGTATCATAAGTCTTTTCATCATTTCAAAAAATACTGCTACTTTAATTGCTTTCATATAAGTGACTTGACCGTGTTGTCGAGGGCTTGTTTTATTAATGTTTCATTGCTAAATCTACTATCGCAACGACAAATAGAAAAATTAATCCGTTTATTAAAAGAATGGTACCCATATCTACTTAAAATTAAAGAAGTCCTTAATCTGTTTCTTCTCGTCATCGCTGGCATTCAAGATGTCCTTCACTATGAAATCTGCAAGCGGAGCTAATACTGTATTCATAGCATCAATCAGTTCACCCTGCGCTCCAAGTTTAGAAAGGACACCTGCATATTCACAAAGAAATTCTTGTGATGAAATGAATCCCATTTCATAATTCTTTTTGATTTCCTTAATTTCTTTCATCTTTTTAAGATTTTAATTGGTTCAACATAATCTGTGGTTAGTCAAAATAACCACTCTTTCTATATGCAAAGGTACAAAAAAAATGTGATATATGCAAATATACCACACTTTATTTTAGTTAAAAATACTAAATTTAACTCACTGAGTATCAAAGAGTTATACGCTTTTGTAGATACTGCTTAATGTAATGATTTTTGTAGCTTCGCCGACTTTGTCAATCAGATTGGTTACGGCTTCATCCACTTCGCACAAAGCATTATACACATCGTTTGGGATATTTCCTGTCTCCAAATCATTACTACTCATTTTCCAAGTTTGGTTTAGCTGCCTTGCAGCATCCACCATTAATTTAATGTCCGTCATATTTCTAAATTTTAAATGAATATCCTACTAACTGCCTGGCAGAGCCATCCCATCATATAGCAAGGCTCTTCGTCTTTCAAGTCAATACCTAGTGATTCGCAGATATGAGTGACAACATGAAACATTTCGTGTGTGGCAGTATTCACGAACTCATATTCTGATGTGGTCCTGCTAATAGCAACCACGCTCTTCCTTCCTGCAAGATTGGAGTAGGTAAGACCTGTGTTCGGTATTCCTCGTAAGCAATGCTCCCTTGCGCTTTCGACTGCCTTTTCTGTGCAGCCTATCTGCACAAGGGAGTTGCATACCTCATCGGTATCTGATGATTCCAAACCGTAAAACACAAGAACTTTCCAATCGTACTTTTCTAGATATATCTCTTGACTTATCATAAAATATCATCCCATGGAATGCCGATGCCATTATGGTTGCAATCGGCATAGAATCTGTTAAAGATGAAGCCATCCTTCTGATCGGTATCATCAACCATATCTTTCACGAACAAAGCCATGTGAGCTTCGTCCTCGATGGAAGACTTATAGAAATCAGCCTTAACCATGTTTGCCACATAGACATGATCATAGCCTACATTATTTTCAAGCGTCACTCCCTGCTTGGTAAGGATGGATTCAACCTTATCCTTATCCATATAGTCAACCTCCTCATCCTTTTTGGTGACTGGGTTGTATTTTCTCATCTGACTGACTGCCCATTCGCAAGCCTTCTTGTTGAAGTGCCAGCCATTATATCTCAGATATGCTATCATTCCTTCTGGCTTCATATCGTAAGCATCCAAAGGCATTCTACATTTTCCCATAGCTCTTTCTTTTAAGGGTGGCAGGGAAAAATCCCCACCACCGAATTAAACATTAGTAACGTCCACCGCCACGGCGACCATAGTAGCGTCGCTCTCCATAGCGGTCTTCGTCACGCCAATCTTCATCGTCCCACTTGTCACGATAGTCTGGCATTGGCATACGGTTTCCCATACGCTCGCGCTTCAAACTATCCAAGCACTTCATAACCTTGCCACCTGCTCGAACCATTTCCTCGCAGTTGTCAACAAGCTCATCGAACTTGTTTTCCGTAATTTCTACCATATATCCCATAGCAATTACTTTTTAAAATTGTTACCGCTCAAAGCCTTAGACAGCATGGATTCAATATTGGATAGCGTTCCCTTCATGCCGCTGACCTCTGATTTGAGGTTATTGATGTCTTTTTCCTGCTGCTTTTCCTTAGCAATCTGTGGGTTGATTCTAGTGAGCATTTCCTCGCAGGAGCTTATAACTCCATTGTGGTAATCTACACTTTCCACGACTCCCTTTGAATGTCGCAACATAGCATCAATCTCTGCGCACATAGCTTCTCTGCTGTCACTGACAACAACACCTTCATTGCCGAAGTTCACTATCTGTGCCGTAGATGGCAGCTTTTCGAAATTGACCTGCTGGTCTTCTACTTGTACCTTAACATCAACGGTCGTCTCCAATGTCGGAGTCTGTCCTGGCACGTAGCTAGGATATTTCTGCTGAGGATTGCTGACCGATATTACTTGACCGATTCTTAGAGTCGGCTTTTCTCCTCCCTTGTCTAAGATGTAGAAGAGAGAAGACTGTCTTAGTCCTTGAAACATTTTCTTTCTCTTTTAAAGGGGCAGACTTTTCAGTCTGTCCCATAGTTAATACTCTGTTAGCCGCCTGTAGGCTGCTGAAACCCAAGCAGTCGGATAATACCGCTCTTCTTATTGATGTATGCCAAAGCCTCCGTAGTTTCAGAAACGCTAGCTCCCGTCACTGCCTTACCTACATGATCAACAACTGGCACCTTTGTTGTGCCGGAAGTAGTTCCGCTAGTGTTGGCGGTTCCGTTAATAGTGGTCGACCCACTATTTGGAGTTACGATTGTGACAGGAAGTGCTGCACTTGCTGCGGCAACTCCTTGATGTATCTTCAAGAGTACAATGCACTCGCAAGGCAAAGCATTGTAGTAGCAAGGATTGATACCATAATCAACACTCGCATCTGTGACCTGTTGAGCATTTGTCTTCAGCTCATAGATACCGCCTACATCAATACGTTTGATTTGGTTTCTCTGACCGATTGGAATAAATGGATTGAATGGATATAAAGGGAACATAGTTACCTCCTTTCCTAACAACCGCATCCTACAGTTGAACGAGAAGCCGCTACATCACCTGCATAAGCTCCCATGGCGGCAGCAGTATAAACGTCCTTGTTGAATACTCCGTACTGAGGGTACTGAACACTGATGGTATTAGGCAACTTGCACTTGATACCAGCCACCTCTGCCTGCAGTGCAGCCAAAGCTGCATTTACTGGTGTGATGACCTGCGCCTGATAAGACTGCAAAGCCTGTGTCTGATGCTCATTGGAAATCTGAGCAAGCAGGGCGCTGTTCTTCTCTCTCAAAGCATCGAGCTTATCCTGCATTGCCTGTGTCTGCATCTGATCCAACTTAGCCAAGACAGACTGATTGTTAGCATCTGCCTTGTCACGGAGCATCAAAGCATTGGCATTTGCCGTATCATTGATGGCGTGGGTCTGCTGACAGATAGACAACTTGAGGTTGCCATCCATAGCAGTTATAGCATTGTTTGTCTTGCAGCAGCATTCTGCCAACTGAGTAGCAATGGCATTATTACCCTGCATGATAGCAGTCAAAATCTGATTAGCATTCATGCCCATCTGATTGCCGAGGTTGCAAATCTGATGACCTAAGCCATTGATTGCAGCCATGACTGCGTCACTTGATGTGTTGAGGGCTGTAGCCAAGCTCTGAACGTCGAAACCATTGCGCTGAACAGCCTGCATGATAACGGCTGTATTGGCATCATTGTTAAGCATTGGCACAACACCGCCCTGTCCGTTAGAACCCATGCAGCGATTACCTCCGAAGAACCCCATACCATTATTGCCCATAAGGATGAACAAGAGGAGGATTGCAAAGATGTCTTCACCCCAACCATTTCCGTTTCCACGGTTGTTCAAGAGTGCAATAAGACCTGGGTCAACACCCTGTCTCTGCATGAGTGCAGGAAGCATAGCCAAGATTCCATTAGAGCCTGTGCCGCTTGTGCCGCTCTCTGGATTGAACACGTAAGTTTTACTTTCCATATCCCGAATTTTTAATTTAACCTTAATATTTAACTAACACTATTTGTAACGTTACGTGTGCAAAGTTAGAAAATTGTTTTGAAATAAGCTATAAGGCTATCATAGTTTTCGTTAGTGGCTCTAAATCAGTGGTTTATGGTGATAGTAGGTAGGCTCATTTTTAATCCTCTTAGAACGGAAGAATTTACTTTGCAAACAAAAAGGGCGACCGCTCATCACGAGTAGTCGCCCTAGTTATCCAAAAATAAATCTTAAAACCTTAATTAAACAACTTTTCTAAGAACATTTCTTTTTCTTCCTTGATATATATAATAAGTACATAACTATGAGTATAAAGCAGAACCAAAACATCTGCCCCGTTTTTAAGAATATCTTCTGCATACTTGACAGAGATTTCTCTTTTATAGAAGGAGCGTTAATCTTATAGAACTGAGAGGTACCAATCTTTGATAATGAGTCACATCTTTCTCTGTAATATATAAAGCTATCTTTGTATGCTTTATATGTACTGATGGTATCGAGTAGCATTCTTCGTTCCTTTTCAAATAAATAGTGACTCTCGTAATGAAAACGATCTTCACCAATCTTATTCCCTTGCGCATCATATCGGGTTGCTGTGCTATCTTTTACATAGCTGCTATCTTTTGTAGCCTTTTCTGTTTCTCGCTTTTGGATATGTTGCCATTGCTCGAAGGCATAAGACAATCGGGTAGTGAAGAGGGAATCGAACTTCTTTTCACTCTGCTTGTCTGTGATGAAGGTTTGTGCAGTTACTGCTCTAGGAGTACTGCACCCTAAGACAGAAACAAGCGCAAGACCTACCACTAGGGTAATGGTTGCCCATTTCCAAAATCTTATGTCATACCATTTCATCATTTATTCAATTTTAGATTACCATACGTAATGTAGCTAAGTCTGCGAAGCCACCCTTTAAGAAAACCTTTCTGGTCACCGACTGCAATTCTCTTTAGATAAGCTTTTCTATCCTTCTTGAAGGCTTTGAATAGTCTTTCTCCATTGGATTTATTAATGGCATACAGCGTCTTATTACCGATGATACCATCTGCTGTGATACCTAATACAAGTTGCAGATGTTTTACCGCTTTGCTGACTCCGCTATTATAAGCGAAGTCTACTAGCATATTGGCTACGCTCTGATCCTGTATTTGGTCTGCCTTGCAAGCATTCCAATAGTTCTGCTTGAAAACTCGATGAAAGTCTTCCTCAGTAAGGCGTTTTACATCTTCCTCGTTAAGGACACCATCACCATTCTTATCATACCCGACTCTCCTCCAGGTCGCAAGGGTGATGCCGTATTTTGTTGGACCGCCCTTATCTTTCTTGTTATTTGTGTATTTGTCCGTTTCCCAACTGAGGATAAACGGAACGAGTTTACTAGAATCAGCCATGTTTACTTCTCCTCCTCGCTATAATCATTTCTTTGAATAATGCAGCCAAATACAATAATGCTTACTATAATAGCTGCCACCATAATAATCGCTAACATCATATCTTTTCCTCCTTTTCCGTGTAATTTAGATAGTCTGACAAATATGGAATCTTCTCGATAAATTTGAAGCGCATGAGATAATAGAGGAAACTCACTACATACCAAGGTGGTGTTCCCTTTCGGAAAATCTGTTTCAAGTTCTTAAGAATATTGCATCCGTAGAACCATAATACTAGGTACGAGATAAAGGAAACGCATTGGACCGAGCCTTCCATCTGTACTTTGAATCGCCCGATTGCATATACTGCTGCGCAAAGAACGAAGAACACGGTAGCGTGACCGATGCACACAACTGCTTTCTTCAACTCGAAGTTCTCTCCTTTTGCAATCATGCCACTAAGATAACCGAAAATAAAGTTGAGGGTGAAGACGATCATAAGCGAAGACAACTCGCCTTCAATCGGTTTAAGATAGGCGAGGAGTGCAAGAACTACGCCTACAACAATATCTTTAATTCTATCTGCCATACTATAACTATTTGATGATTAAACAATAACGCTGCAAATATACAACAAAATATTTAATCATCAAATAGATTTCATGAAAAAGTGCAAAACTTTATTCTGACATATAAAAAAGAGAGGCAATCACTTACCTCTCTTACTCAACTTGTAAGGAATACTTACATGTTCAACTATTATTTTCTCTTACTCTTAATGAAGTGCAGTATATCCCACTTCTTAAAATATCGGGTGTGCCCTCGCTTTTTGCATTCTCCGTTCGGAATGTCACCTCTAGCAACCATTCTATTCAATGTTGCATCAGAAACGTGAAGCATCTCCTTGACCTCCTCGGTGCTCAACATAGGGTTGAGAGCATACGGCAGATAGTTCTCACAAAGGTCTTCTATCTCATCGCTGCTCATTCCGCAAGCAGTTACCTTCTCCCCTCTCTTCTCTTGCTCGTCTGCTCGAAAGCAAGAGTCAGACAACGATTTTAATAACACTCCCAAGGTGTGATAACCAAATAACTTTCCCATATCATTATAATCTAGAGATTAAACTTTGACAGCCCTTGCCTGAGTAATACTTATCGGCAAAACCATATACATAAAATATAATGGTCATTACAAGTATTACAACATTAGATTCCACCATTTCGTTGGTGGTAAAAACATTCCAGTATACAATATGAATAGCATTTATCCCAAATAGGTAGATTATCATCGGAATACGCCATCTGTAGCAGAGCCAAAAGAATCTGCTAGCAAGTATAAGCACAAGCGGATGGATGTAAACTGAGAAATAGATAAATGCTGCCGATACCCAATTCTCCTTAAACCATACGCACATTTCTTTTTCATGAGACGCAAATGTTACCATGCATGCAATATGAAAAAGCATGATAAACAGAGGCATCACTTCACAATAATACTTAAACCAAGTGAGTAGCTTTACGCTGTAGCCTCTACCTGCAAGGATAATGACGTTTATCATTTCGCTAACGTCCATGTCCTTAAACATTACTCTTGACAACTGTACAACACCGACTGATTGAACTAACCGTTGGACTTCATCTTCTTCCTCTTTAGTCATAAATTCTTCTCCTTTTGTTTTATTATTTGTTCTTAGTTCCTCATTCTTAATAATAAGGAAAGTGCTGCAAAAATAAACAATACTGCACAAAAATATTTATTTTGAGCAATATTTTTATAGTTAAACTTTGCTAAAGTAACAATCTGAAAGTAGATGGCTACAAAAATAGCGTTAGAACGGCTTCCTTACCAAATTCTAACGCTATTAGTGTTTATCCTATCACAACCTCAAGGCTCTCCATATCAGCGAACTTCAAGCCGCAATCTTTCGCTGCCTTGAACAACTCCTTCTCGTCAACTGCCTCGATGGCTACCTCTACCTCCTTGTCGGCAAGCTCCTTGAAGTACTTCTCTGTCTTCTGCTTCTGATTGAAGAAGTACTCATTGACCTCAGCGAACTTGGCTGAATCGTCCTTGGTGTATTCGTAGCCCTCATTGGCGTGCTTCTGCTCCAACTGCTGGCACTCCTGAAGCTTGCACTGCATCTCCTCGAACTTATCGTCCTTCAAGCTCTGCTGCGCTTCCTCCACATCCTTGTCGTAGGTATCGGCTACTTGGCGCAGTGCCTTCATATTCTTCCAAACTCGCATAGCGGCATCATCACTCATTGATGATGTCTTCAATGCCTTCAATGTCTTGTAGGCTGCAACAGCCTCGAATGTCTTAATCTTTTTCATAATTGTTTCTTTATTTATATGTTATACAATATTCTTCGCTAGATTGCCATAGCAGAATATCTTTCCTATTAACACTGCAAAGTTAAGAAAATAATTCCGAATAGCAATGCAGGAGGAGCAAAATTTACGAATTTAAATATTAGCTTCCCCACGTTGGGTAATCACTAGGTCGCAACGTGTCTGCTTTCTCGGTGAGAACGTAAACCACAAATACGTTTCTAGCACATTTATTATATTAAGAACATCTACGTTTTAACGCATAATATAAGTACCTCCTGGAGGAACTTGTTTCCATCCACCATCTATATTAATTTCAAAAGATAATTGACATCTTTGTCCATAATAACCTCCATCATAAATATTATCAAATCTTATATATGTTTCAACATAATCTGTTCTATCACCTTTAGGAATAGTTACAGAGCCTGTATCTTGACCAGAGCTATTAGATACATAACCTCTTCCGTATGTTGTCTTATTATTACCATACTCACAAACGCTTCTAAATATACCATCATTAACTGTAAATGTAGCATCAGGAAGTTTATATATTCTAGCTTTACAAATACAAGTAGCACCAACTAATTGTCTCAACGATGAGAAATCAACAAAACCACTAGAACCACTTTTAATACTTTCCATATTAATTTGTCTAGGATAATATTTAAAACTAATAGCACCTGGAGGAGATATAAAAATTATTTTTGTATTATCATATAAAGTTGCATTACGAGTATATGCTAAAAAAGGTACAATAGTAACATTTTTATCATTACCTACATCAAAAGTTATTTCTCTACTTGCATATATAAAATCTGTTGGTTTTTCGCAATTACCAACATAATAATTTTTATAAATCTTATCAGTATTATTATATGGTGAATCATAACAAATTTGAATCCAAAAAGACCAAGCTAAATACAAATCGGTAATTATATCTTCCATAGTAACATTTGTATTATCATCCACATTTGTATTCTTATATAGAACACAATTAAATTTAGGAGTTGAAGAATAATAAATTTCAACATTAAATAATGTAGGAATAGAAGATTGGAACATATTACTTATTGCTTTGCTATTATAGTTTCTAAAATCACCTAATCTATAAGGAGAATTAGCACCACCTTTTGGAAAATGTTTTCCTGAAGCATATACAGTATGCGAATTAGTACTTGCATCTTTATCAATACCTCTAACTCCATATACATTATCAATATAAAGTTTTTTACATGCTTCAATAGCAAAACCTTCTCCACCATAATTATAACGTAAGTTCTTATAAGTATCCATAGGTATATTCATACCACAACGAACAACACAAATATATTTATTATATGAAGATGTTACTATTTCATCAGAGTCTTCTCTAATAGGATATTCTTTAAATTCACCTTTACAACTAATAGGTTTATACTTACTCCATATATTTATATTTTCACTCTTACAAAGAGTAGCAAGGTCATTGCTACTCTCTCCAAGAGCTTGTTTAACATCATCAATGCTAACAGGAGCACTAATAATTCCACTATCACTATTGTAAGACATAATCTTTATTTTTTAAATATTCAACTTTAGTTCCTTATTCTGTTACAACTTCTTTAGTAACAACTCGCTCTACTGTTACATTGAACACTTTCGCAAGCTATAATATAAATCGTTCCATACGCTTAATCTTTAGAACTTAAAACACTAGGCAAGGCAGCTCTATAAGAGCCACCCTGCGTTAATGCTCACGATACTTACTCTGCTGCCTCGCTTGCCATATTAGCAGCGATAGCGGAATTAACCTCCTTAATCAATGCAGATACCTCACTGAGCTTGCTCTGCGGAACACCGCTGATGTTGTAGGTCAGCTCGCTGCCGTTGGAGCTTGCGTTCGCATTGCCGAGATAATTACCATTTGGGTCACCATAGATACTCATATTGATGCTCTCAATGTTGCCACCCGTCTTGTCAACATTGTAGGTGATTTCTACTCGATAGCCGCCCTTGGTATAAGTGGCAGCTGTCTGTTCACTCTTCTTGTTAATCTTTAAATTCTCCATTTTCTAATCTAATTTAATGAATTAATATTCTTGTTATCTAATCTTTTCTTGTTGCAGTCTTCCTTATCTCCACTCAATCGCTGAACCTCTGATTCGAGGAAGACCACCCGAGCCTTCAACCTGCTGACCTCATCGCCCACCTGCTCGATAGCACCGAATGCCGTTGCAATCAGCTTAGGAGACCAGTAGTTTATCTTGTAGTAGCCCTTCTCGTCCGTCTCCACGATGTCCTTTAAGTGAGGGTTGCACAAGACGTGCTGGGCAATCCAGCCGATAGACCTTGTATTGTCCTTCTTCCAAGCAAAGCCGAACGTGCCACCCATTGCCTTGATGATGCCGAAGTAGTCCAGCTTCCGCAAATCCTGCTTCAAGCGGATGTCTGAAGATTGATAAGCTGTAACTCCACCTTTAGCAAGAATACTATTAGGGAAGTAAGTATTCATATTATAATCGAAATTATATATATGACCTGTATGACCCATAAATCTATCAGTAGGAAATGAATACTTAGTAAAAGAAAATATTCGTATTTTATTTATTACAGTATTACGTAAAGCAGTAGTCTTTTGGTCATGTTTAAACTTAAATCTAATATATCTTCTATCGTTGTTTCCTACACCATAACCAGCATTACCATTATGTAATAGACTTATATAATTAACTTGATTCCCTCCAGCCATATGTTTAGTATAAGTTTCAACTACAGCACCACTATTGTTTAGTATTTCTACAGTACAAATAGTATCAATACCATTCGATATATCAACACTAGCAAAATAAGGTTGAGCATAACAACTATTAGAAATATAAAATGAAACTATCAATTCGTTCTTTTTTACTTGAGCTAATTTCTCAGCATCATTATTGCCAGTGATAACATTATAACCTAAGTAAACTTGAGTTAAACCTGCATTACTAGCATATAGATTAAATTTAGAATCATTATCCATAGAATAATTAGTCCAACTATTACCGCTATCGTTAGAATATTGTACAGTTACTTGATTAACTTGTATACTATCAGTAATAGCAGTAATTCCAGAACATAAAGCATCAGCTGAAACATAACAACTAGTTCCTTTATCATTAAAGCCAGAAGATGCAGGTATTATACCTTTGTTATCTATTAAACCACTAACTAATAAATTACCATTGATAGTAGCAGTACCATTGATAGTAGCAGTACCATTAATAGTAGCATCACCTGAATCAATATTTTTAAAATGAGCATTACCGCTTTGATATATATACCAATAATTAGAACCATTATGACTACATATATCTTGAACTTTCACCCAATTACTATTATTAGCATTACCTAAATATAAATCACCACCACTACCTCCAATTCTAGCTCCACTATCAGGAGTTATAGTTGTAATACCTGCAAGTCTAAGTGTACCATTACTTTGTGCACTATTAGCACTAAACACAGAACCATCAGCTATACCAAGATAAATAGTTTTATTAGAATGAGTATATTTAAGTCCAGCCCATTGATTCCAATCCCAAGCAGTTTCACCAAAACGAATAGCATTACCAGTATTAAATATTACTTGGTCGTCTATAGCTGATATACGAGCATTAGAACTTATATCACTATTTAATCGTATAGCTCCATTACTAGAGTTACTATTATTTATGTATATTGTTCCATTAACATTACCAGTTCCATCAAAACTTTGACCCCAAATAGTTCTAGGAGTTTGAAGCTTAGTTGCAGAAGCTACATTGTCAGAAGTAAGAGCTACAGTAGCCCAATCTTTAGTATTATAGTTATTACTAGTACCATATGCACACCTAATAAACATTCTATTATCACCTGTAAATGCTAATTGGTGATTAGAAGCACCATCAATACTACCTATAACTAATAATGTACCCCATCCATTAAAAGGTCTTTTACCACTAATTGTAACTTCTGATTCAGGTTGAATATCTCTAGTACCAAATGTTGTTTCTTTGTCTATATTGTACGCCCCTAATCGACCTCTTTTAACCAACAAATGACTTGCATGATAACCATCAACAGTATCAGCATTTCCAGCACTACTAGCATAATTAACACTAATGTTCGATATGCTTTTAGTAGTTCCACCAACTGTTATACTAATTCCCTTATCAGAATTAGATAGAGCAGTAAGAAGTCCATTAGCATGATAACCGTCTAGTTTATCAGCATTACCTCCATTTGCAGGAAGAGTAGTAGGTATTTGACTAGTTAAAGCTAAAGTACCTGTAGCTTTAGGAACAGTTATATCGTGTGCTATAGTTTCTGCACTAGAATTTGTATTATACCATCTAAAATGAATTTGCTCATTTGAAGCATCATCACCTACCGCTATTTCTAAAGTTCCACTATTAGCAGAAGTTTCTAAATGTCTAATCCATCCACTATCATTATTTGAATTACCATTATATGGGTCAGCAAATGCTATACCGTTAGAATAAAGAATCGTTCCACGGCATGAAGTATTATATGCTAATCCGCTAGGCATACCTGCTACAAGAGTAAGTCTATTATTATTACCTCCAGCAGTACCGACACCTTGAATCCAAATACGCTTGTTATTCATAACAAGTTGTTTATCAAGGTTTATGTTTGTATTATCAAACCATAGTTTAGCAACTTTAGTTTCGTCACTATTATATATTGCTATACCACTTACATTGACCTTATTGGCAGATTTAATACAAAACGTACCACCAATATTGTGGTCTCCAATATAAGCATCGTCTCCTACTAAATACCAAGTATTATTAGCAAATTTAGGATAACGACTATCACTAAGTCTACTATCATTAATAGTAACATAGTTTGCTAAACTTTGATGAGAAGTAAGGAACGTTGCACCTTTGGTAAAGGTGAGTTTCTTCCCACTTTTCGATACCGATGTGATGGCGTTGCCGGTGCCGCTGGTCGCAACCTCATTGACGTAGCCATCTAGGCTCTGATGAGCGGTAAGATAGTTTCCCTTCGGTTGATACAAGCTGGCTGCGTCAGTCCTAGTAAGGTAGCTCGCAAGGCTCTGATGTGAAGTCAAGAACGTAGTTCCCTTTGTCACGATGATAGTCGTTCCGCTCTTACTGATGGCTGTCACTGCGTTTCCACTACCGCTAACACTAACGTCCATAGCCGAGCCTCCTTCTAGGCTGGAGATACGAGAATCAAGAGCCTTGATGGAGTAGGCAGAGGCAATCTCACTCAGCGATTCTGATGTAAGCTTCAAGGCACTTGAATAACTCTTCACACTGCCGTTCAAGCCGCCACCACCGCCCGTGGTAGATGCTCCTGCTCCGTATGCCGTGATACCACCTGTGGCATAGAGATTTCCATCAATCTTGATTGCCTTGTTTGTGGAATCATACGTGAGCTTAATGCCATGGAAGGAGATTGCGCCCTCGAAGGTAGCATCGCCCGATACACCAAGTTTAGAGAATGGTGCGTTTGGCTTCAGTGATACAAGGTCGGCAACGCTCGTTCCTGCACTTCCTTCCTTCCAAGTCGGCTCGAAGAAGATGAGGTATGCGCCAAGATTCTTTTCGCTGATGATAAACGATGTAGGGTCTGCGTGAACCTTTCCGCTCACATCCCACCAGATAGCACCATTGGCAAGGTAGCCAGAGCCATCGAAGCGGATGAGGGAGGTTGCAGGGGTAAGATTTCCGCTATTATAGTCCTTATCCACCATCTGACCGCCCCACCATGTTGCGATACTCTTCTTTCCTCTGTTCTTGTCTATTGCTCCGTTGATACCGCTCTGAACGTTTCCGTCTCCGTCTCTCAGCGCAAGGAGCGTTGTCATTACAAGACCACCGTCAATATCTGTAGTCTGACCGAGCGCATCCTTGAGATACTTGTAACCTGCGAGGTCTGTGATATTCTGCTTCAAGTCACCATATATCTTCCTGGTGATATATGCGTTTGCCAAACCCAGCTTGTCATAGAAGGCAGAATATGCGCTTTGGAAGTTGGTGAACTTCGTTCCCACGGCTGAGACGATAGCAGCCTTGCCGTCGGTATCAGTCTCATTGTATCTTTTAGATATATCTGAAAGAAACTTGATGAGTTCCGTTTTGGCACTCGTGAGGGTAGCAAAAGCGGTGTTGAGGTCAGTGAGTTCCTTGGTGTCCTTCAGTACCTCTGCATCCTTCACCTCATTATACGACTTCTGTGCAGCCGCAAAATCATCCTCAAGTCGCTTAGAATCCTGCGCCATTGCTGCAATCTCGGAAGGCTCTAGGTAGCCATCGGTAACATAATTATCGAATTCCTTCTTATTATCAGTGACCGTCTTTCCGAGGTTCTTAATGTCCGTCTGTGCGGTTTGTGCCGCCTTCTGAGCATCTTCTGCTGCTTTTTTGGCTGCGTTGGCAACGGTATCATCGGTGTATTTAGATGCTTTAATCCAATCACCGATGGCGAACTGAGAACCTGCCGCTTTGTTGGTCTGACAGCGCAATACCTCATTCTTGTAGGTACTGCCGTCAGAAGGATAAGTGGCATTAACCCATATATCGCCAACCTGATAAGGTGTCGTAGGCTGAACGCTGAACACCTTCATCTTCCCGTTTGCGGTCTCCTGTGCCATTCTTGCATCGGAAAGGGCTTTGGCGATGTCGGTATCTGTAATGATAGTCCACTTATAGGTGTTGCTATCCTGGGCAAAGCGGTATGCCTTGCCCGTCTTGTTGTCGTAGTAAAGGTCGCCAAGATGGATTTCTTTATCCTTATCGGTCTTCCAACTGATGGCTGGGGCATTCTTCAAGGTAGGAACACCATCATAGAACCACGTTTCGATAGCACCATCCACCTGATTCTGCAATTCGGCAATCTTATTGAAATACTGAGACAATTCCTTGCCATCCACAGTGGATTTAGCGGAAATCTTAGCCTTAACAGACATTTGCTTAGTGCTGCTATCATATCTGATATAAGAGCTGCCCTCATAGCCATTCTCCTTTGTAGGTCTATCACCTACATACATATCACCATAGACATTGAAGAATGCCTTGTTATTCTGCTTATTCACACCATATTCCACGTACTCCCTATTGGCAAAGGAATAGCTGTTGATGCCGTGATAGAGGCTGATGGATGGCGAATAGGGATCTACCGCCGAGAAGATAAGGCAGTTCTGACGTTCTACATCGGTTCTATTACCGCACTGGTTGAGCACATCACCTTTCGCAGGAACATCGCTTGCCGTAGCGCAATCGGTATCGGAGAGGTCGATATAATGATACTTCTTTCCTTCCAGCTCTACAGGGTCTTCATCACGACCGATTACCAATCGCCAATAGAAGTGATTGCCAGCCTTGTGATAAGTGCCCTTGCGCACATTGAATGATTCCGAGCGCACTTGGTCGTTAACCGCGAAGTCGTTATCTACCTCATCACCATCCTGCTCTGCTAAGAAATAGCAACGATAAGCCTTCTGTGACACATTATTATATGTCACAGTAACCTCTTCTACCTTATGAGCCACCACGCCGCCAGCAGGAGAGATTATCTCCTTACCGCAAATGGTGGATGTTTTATTGATAACCAGCTCCTCGAAGATAGCCTTCATTCTTACCTCCAAGTAATCTGTGATGAGGTGCGAACGACCTTCTGCGTCTGGAGTCCACGAGCCTCCGTTCTCATTGTTGGAGTTACCGACATGCAACCCACTAAAGAACTTCTGCACCTTTTCCCAAGTGATTGTGCCCTTTGCGGTGTTATCCAGCAGCCTAGATATAAACTCCATCCTAGAGCGTCTAGCAGAATAAACGTTACTATCGGATGCAGGAGTGGTATCGTTCATGCCAATTACATAGACACCTCCACCATTACCGCTTCCTGTGCCGCCTATCTGCATTCCATTCACCTTGATGGAATCAACCTTGTCTTCCAACTTACCCAACCGGCTAGTAGCTGCCTTTTCGCCAACCGTGTACTGAGGGTGGTCGTAAGGGATATCCAAAGGTATCTCCATTCCGATGATACGAGAGTTTCGGTAGTGCTTGCCATCCGCAGCCACCTGCGCAAACATATCATTAATCAGCTTTACCTGTTCACCGAGAGGATGGTAATCGTATATTCCATCATTGTAGAACTTGTCGCCATCCATCGTGCAGGTGAAGTTTGAATTGCTGATCATGGTCTTCTGATAGTACTGCTTCGCTCTATCGAACAGAGATAATTGAGCAGTAGGGATGAGGTCCGTATCTGTAATCTTGGTTGCGTCCCAATTGAACAGGAAGAACCTATCACCTTCCTTCGGACACATGACACTATCGGGAAGAGTTCTTCCGTAAGTGTCATTAGCCACTATCTCGAAAAAGTTCTCCTTGTCGATAATCTTGAAAATAACATCGAACTCCATACCCATGAGGGCACCGCTAGTGAACTTGATACCTAGAGTGAGGTTGCTCTTTATCCAACTAGCTTCAAAGCTTTCAGCGAAGGAGTCCGTTGAACCAATCTGCCAAAACGTCTGTGTAGTCTTAGTTCCATCATCGTTATCAACAGTGCTATCGTAGGTCTTGATTCTGCTCACCCTGCATTCAACCTTCGGGTATTCTTCCTCGAACATCACGACACCTTCGATAGCCTGCTTGTCGTTCTTCACGACATTCACATTCTCCAGGTAGCCATCCTTGGCATAGAAACCATCACTATCTACTTCCTTGTTAGGGAGCATGAGGTAATCGGTAGCTACACCATCGGTGGTGACGTCCGCATCGGCACCAGTGAAATATCCCTTCGGAATATTTCTGTCTGAGCCGAATGCGTACAGTCTCGTAATATAAGTTGACTTAGATTCCGAATAGGACATAGACAGAACATTAACATCCTGTTCGAATGTTGTCTGCCCTTCCATTTCGCAATATCCAAGGTATATAATAGAGCCATCTATCCACCACTCGCAGTTGAGTGCGTCTTCAGAACAGATGGCGTTGAGAGCATCGAGAATGCTGATAGAGCCGTACTCTATCAAGAATCTCTTCTGAACATCGAAAGCCTTGTTGTTGTACGTAGTGTAGTCAACAGAGAAATCCTCGCCATTATACGTAAGACCTAGTGCCTTTAGGTTGCCGAGTATAACGTTCATGTGTACACCTACAGTTGTGGTGAGGTTGAAGAAGGTCTCGTTGGCTCCGTGCTGAGGGCGATACTTGCAAATCTTATTCTTCCAAGACATATAGTAGGCATCCATCTGCATTTCGTAGTCGTAGCCATCACTATCATTGTGCTTAGGGAAGTATGATGATGTAAGCTCAAAGTAGCCGAAGTCGGGAATCTCTACGGAGTCCCCAATCTCGAAATAGACAGGAGTAGCCGTAGTGAACTTCAAGATGATGTAGTGGTGGTCCATAAGCTGATATGACAGCTTAGAACCCTCACCGAAGTCCTCTAATGTGAAGAATACCTTGTTATTTCTCTTAATCTGAATCATTAGCTTGTATATTTACTTGTTTCACCTCTGTCACTAGGGTCTGGCTCGTTGAGCTTTAGGCTGAACTTTGCCATTTCCCGAATGCACTGACTAAACTGAGTGCAGGAGAGATAGATGCACCGATACCACACATTAGGCTGGAATCGGGTGCGGATAACCAACTCTCCCTTGGCAAGAACCTCCTCGCAGAACCTAGCATAGTTCGTCAAGAACGTATCTGAGTCCTTGGCGGTCATATTGAACGGCAGCGTTATCTCCCTCTCATCCAATCTAGGATTGTGCTTGATAACCGACTTTCCGTCCTTTGAGCGATACTTGTTGCTGATGAACTCCTTGTTTGGTGCAGGGGTCATGAGCGCACTGAGGGCAGTTTCGTCTAGGAAGATGCCCCACGTAAGGTAGGCATCATTACCATTTATGTAAAGTTGTCCTTTAAGCATAACTATTTAATCATTAAATAACCTCATAGGCTTCGCTGTGAGTCGCTTTTTCTATTGTTGAGTGTAGTTGTAAGGGCAGACAAGCGAAAAGCCTATAGAGGTCAAATATCCTTTAATCTTCTGTTCATGTCATCCAGCTTGGCTCCGAAGTCATTATAGGTAAGCTTTGAATACTTCACGATGTCTTCGAGGTAGCTGTTTGTCATAATCATCATGTTTCTAATCTCCAATACTGCACCATTGGTTGAGATTCCGAGTGTAACGATGCTCTCCATCTGAGATATGGTGGTAGTCATGTTCTGAGCGATGGACTCTCCTGCTATCTGTAGAGCGGTGAAGCGACCATTCAGCTCGTCTGCGGTATCTTGCCCCATAGATGCCCATCCTCCGCTTGTTGCGGTCTGTGATGAGGATGATGAACCAGTGTAGCCAGTTACTTTTGCCCACTCGTCACGTCTCTTCAAGCCTTTCTGGACTATATCATCGTAACGCTTGTTGAATGCGTCTATGTCTGTTTCGTCAAGCTTGCCATTTTTTTCGTCAATAGCTTTTGCCCAATCATCATAGAGCGTCTTCAAGTCGCCTTCAATGATGTCGTCCATCGAGTAGGAGAGGAGAGCCCTCTGCATCATTTCAGCGAAATCATCAGCGAAATCCTGCGCTGACTTGTTCATATCCATGAGGTTACTGATGAAACTATCTCTCATGCTGTCGAAGGAAATCTGAGTGAGAGCTTCCTTGAACTCGTCAGTAATTTCATCTATCGTACCTGCTGAGTCTCCCCAGTCCTGCATGGCTGAAAGGACACTTTCTCCATAAGCGGAACGACCCTTGTATATCTTGCCTGTTCTGCGTATCTTAGTCGTGAACCACTCATAGCCTAACAAGGTATTTATGTCGTTCTCATCCAAACTCCAGATGTCACCATTGAAGTCCTTGCCAATAGCTTCTTGGATTTTCTTTATCTCATCACTACTGAACCCACTCCAATAGTCATTCCAAGAATGATGGGAGCCATGATAGCTTGCTTTCTGCTTGGCAATCTCTTTAAGGTTGTCATTCTTCTGCTGTTGCTGTCTTTTGGCTTCCTCATAGGCTTTCTTGGTTTGTTGACCATAGGACTTATCCATGGTGTTCCTCAGCCTATTGATGGAATCATCCAACCGCGCATTACTATCCGTTAACTCCGATATGCGTTGATTTACCTTCGCTGCATTCGAGTTGGTGAACCAATCAGATGGACCTTTCGAAGAAAGTGCACCGAGAGAGAGAACGTTACCTACACGTCCTAACACGTTATCTAAGAGACCGCCAACACCATTAACAACAATGCTTTCAAGAGCCTTGAATAGGTTTTCGGGCAAGTCAAAGATAGCATCAATGAGATTGCCAACCGCTCCAAGTATGCTGTCAACCAAATCTGATAGCCATTCGAATTGAAGTAGCTGAGTAAACGAATCAAGAATACCGGTCACGAAGCTCTTGATGGAACTTGCGAGATTGAGGATGAGTTTCGGTATCTGTGCCACCACTCCTACGATTGAGCCGAGAGCACTACCCATCATATTGGTTATTCCGTCTCCGATGGAACCGAGAGTGCTTCCTAGACCTTTCGATATTGTCGCGCCCATTGTCTTGGCTACTCCGTTGCCCATAGTGGAGAGTGATTCGTCAAGAGCACCTTTCAAAGCATCTATGTTGCCAACCGCAGATTGTACCTCCGAGAACCCTTCGTTGCCTTTCCATGTTCCGAGCTTATTGAGCGCAGCGGTGAGACCCGAAGTATAGTTCGTAACGGCTTCAGTAGCGGAGTTGAGTTTGATGCCGAAGGTGTTCATTTTGTTCTTGGTATCAACTACAGCTTGGCTTGCATCGTCAGAGGACTTCTTGATTTTGTCGAAAGCCTCCTGTGTTATGTTACCATTTTTCAAGTCCTTCTCGGCATTGGCTAGCTTAGCATTCCATAGTTCTTCATTCTTGACTGCTGTCTGATATTCGAGAATAGACTGATTGAAACTGCTGATGGATGCAGCAAGGTTCTGCCACGTTGCATTCTGATCAGTGCCGAGATAGGTACGAATCTCCTGCATGAGGTCAACAACCTTCTGCTGTGTCTGAGTATCGGCTTGCTGGAATTTGTCAGTGTTGGTATAAGCATCTAGCTTTTCAAGCATTGGTTTGAGCATTTCCTTGCTCATATTGCCTACACCACTCATTAGACCCTTCCAGTCAATGCCCATAGAGATACTTTCGTAGTCGAAGTTGGCGAGTGCTTTTTTCTTCTCCTGTTGGAGCGTCTTCTTCTCGCCTTCCGTCTGAGCCTTGGCAATCTTCTCCTCGTACTCCTCGGCAATGGCTTGCTTCTGTTGATAGAGAGAACCATACTCCTTCAAGTAGTCACGCATGGAGGTGAGAGCTTCCCTGTTGACCTCATCAAGCTTCTTGTTGTACTCTTGGGTAGCGAGGTCTCTAGCCTTATTGAGGGCATCGGACTGAGCAGAGGTAAGAGCTTCTTTCTTGCCAGCTTCCTTGTTTTTCTTCTTGAACTCTGCTTCCTGCTTGTCAATCTCGGCTTTGCGTTTGGCATAGTCGTTCTTGATTTCAGCAAGCTTCTTCTCCGTGCCTTCCTGCATCTGAGATATATCGGTGTCGATATTTTCCTGCTGCAGCTGCTTCAAATCCTCATTCAGTTCTTCCTGGGCCTTCTTGCGGTCTTCTGCTAGCTTCTTGGCATCGGCGGCTGCTTTCTTTGCTTTGGCAGCGTTCTTCTTGGCATTGGCTTCTGCCTCTTCCTTTTCGCGACGCTTCTGCTTAGCATCGTCTTCTGCCTTGGTCTGCTTGGTGTTGGCTGCATTGGTATAATCCCATCCTCGCTGTGCGATATCGTTGGTTGACATCCATTTGCCATTTACTAGCGCACCAGACTTCTTGTTGTTTGCAAGGTCGCGTGCCAAAGCAGAGAAGTATTTACCTAAGCGTCCTAGCTCCGGAATATTCATATTCTGCATCCAAGATGGTATCTTGGCATCGAAGTTGACGTGGAAGTTGATATTGTTCTCCGAATAGTTCTGCATGAACTCCTTGACACGGTTGTAGAGAACGTGTACATCCTCGCCGGCACCCTGGAGCTGCTTCTGCAAAGCATTTATCCTATTCTTTGTAGAGGTGGTCTTGTTTCCGAAATCCTCTGTTGCATCTGCCGCCCGGTTGATATTATCTGCCTCTTCGGTATGCAGCTTCTTTGCAGCTCGAAGTTCATAGAGATAACCAATCAATGCCTTCCTGGCATCGCTTGTTTTGTCTCCTGTAAATCCGAAAGCATTAGCTAGCTTTTCAGATTCGGATATCAAAGAAGCTTCCAGCTGATTGTATTGTTTCAGATAGGTCTGATACTCCTTGGAGTGCTCATTCAAGCCAGCCATCTTCTGTGTTAGGTCATCAAACTGCTTGATAACCGAGTCAGATACGATGTTCTGTATGCCGACGGCTATACCGCTGCTAGAGGTTCCATAATCCTTCAACTTACCCAAAAGGGCTTGCTGAGCGCTATCAACACGGTTGTTGTATTCTTCATTAGCCTTGGAGATTGCATTGGCTCTGTTGCGCTCTGTAGCCTCCAGCTTGATTTGCTCGACGAGTTCTTTAGATTTATCTATCTCCTGCTGCTTAACATCCTCAAGGTTGCTCTCGTCTTCCTTGATCTTGTCAATAGCAATTCCGTAGTTGTCATAGATGTTTGACAGCTCCTTGATAGTGTCCTTGTAAACCTTGGAGCCTTCCTTTGCAGTCTTCAGAATGGAGACTAGCGACTCGACCTTGCTTGAAGCTTCATTTGCACTCTCGGTAAACTTGGAAGTCTTGGTAGCGGCATCCTCAGCGCTATTGCCGAATAGATTGAACATCGTGACTCCAGCTGCTACTGCACCAAGAACCAGACCGAGAACATTTGAAGAAGAGACCAAATTGAACAGAGCCATGGCATCCTTGGCGGTTGTGATAGACTTCGCTAAAGACAAGAATGCTTTCGCACTCTCCCAAGCTACCTGTGCCTTAGATATTGCTATCATTGTTATCACCGCAGCCTTGTATGCTCCATACGCTGCAACGACAGTCATAAGCACCTTGCCTACCGTCTCCCAATTCTCAACAAGGGTGGAAACGACTCCCAATCCGGTATTGATAACACCCTCCTGGGATTTGCCGAGGTCATTGAACATCTGCTCGATGGCATCCTCAATGTTGCTTATCTGACCTGTAATAGTCTTGGACTGAGCCTCCATCAATCCACCGAACTTGCTACCCTCGGCGGTCATACTCTGCATTGCCTGGATGAAGATGTCGCTGGTAACCTTGCCTGCCTTGATTTGCTTCTGGACCTCCTTGATGGCGTTGGTAACGTCAAGACCCATAACCTTGGCTATCTCGTCTGCGATAGGAATGCCTCGGTTGAGGAACTGGTACAAATCCATTGTGTCCATCTTGCCCTTGGCGATGGTGGTGCCGTAAAGCATCACGAGGTCTTTAAGGTTTAGACCCATACCTGCTGCAACGTCTCCCAATCCGATAAGCGTCTTGTTGACATCCTCGGCCGCTACGTTGAACGCAAGGAGCTGCTTGGCTCCCTCTGTAACGTCTTCAACCCCGAAAGGTGTGACGGCTGCCGTGCGGATCAACTGCTTCATGAGAGCATCGGCTTTCTCCTCAGACTGCAACATCGTCTTGAATGCCATTTCTGTCTGCTGGAACTGACCGCGGACCTGCATCATCTGATTGACGAACTTACCAATGCTCCAACCGCCAATGGCAATGTTCATACTGTTCTGTATATTCGAGATTACATCGTCAATAGACTTTCCGTCCTTCTCAACCCTCTCGGCAGTCTGATGAACTGCGTTCTGAATGTCTCGAAAACCGGAAACGACCTTGGCTGTCTCGACTATTGTATCGAATTTAATGCTTGGCATAATGTTCTATTTTTCCTTGAATTTATACTCTGTTATAAAGAATCGCCGGGGAAACACCAAATATGAGTGTTCGATATGGGAACTTTACGTGCGTGCGCAGGTAGACTTCGGTTAAATCTCGGTCTCGGACTCTATCACCGCCTTCATGACCGCCTCCTTGTTGTTGCCATCGATGACCTCTTCCCCTGCTGCCGGTATATGGGCTTTCTTCCTCTCCTCGTCAGACAGATAGATTGAAGTAATCTTGTCTTTGAGCATGAGAGTCAGGTTGTTATACGATATTCCCCATACCACGTAATCGAAAGTCCATCCGTATCTTTCGCAAGCGGCGTCTATGAGAGTTCCCCATATTGTCTTGCCTCCGAAGATAAAGCTATTCTCCGACTTCTTTGCTGCGTTGACTTTTGCCATACGCTTCGCTTCTTCTTCCATTCCTGTCTCTTTGGCTATTGTTTGATATGAGTTAGCCTTAAGGATGATGATGAGAAGAGTGGCTATATCCTCGTTGGAGCATTCTTTGAAGATTAACTCCGTCTGCCTGCTTACGCATCTGGAGTCTAGTATTTCGTTCTTTGTGTTGAGTGAGTGATATGCAATCAATCTGCAGCATGTCTCCCTTTTGGTGTTTGCAACTCGCAATGCTTCCAAGAATGGATCAGCTTGAAGTAACTCTTTGTCTAGCTCCAAGCTATCTACTAACTGCGACGTTAGGTACATCATGCCCAGTGTAGTAGGGTAGATGCTAACGTGAGCGTGCTCAGTATCAAAGCCTATCGGCATATCTGTGAGCGTATTCGATATAATGATTCCTAACTCTTCCATATCACTCGAATTTAAATTGTTGGCACCCAAGGCAGGACTCGAACCTGCGTCTTTCAACCAGCTTTTGAAGACCCTGGATTTTTTTTTGCATGCGACGGACTATTTGGTCTCGCTCTCCCAACTGAGCTACTTGGGTATGTTGCCGGCTGATAACCCTCAGTCGGCGGAAGGGATATTAGGATATGCCTATGGCTTTTCGTAAGTTTCCGTGATTTCAGCAGGAGCGGTATTGCCATCCTGCGGCTTTTTGAAAGTCAAGGCATACTTTTCACCTGTTCCCTTTGTGGCAGTAATGACACGCCAACGGTAAGCACAATATACGTCCTCACCCTTCGAGTTGACAGTCTTAGCCACCACGTCACCCTCTGGAATGAGAGCTGAGTGAGTGTACGTGATAAGAGCACCGCTCTCAGTTGTATAGGCCTCTTCTGCACCGATAGTAGTGTTACCCATGTAAACGCCAGGGAGCTCGGCGTCTTCCGGTTGGATAGCCAAACGGAAGTTACCCTCTACGGTACCGTCGATGGTCTTGAATGGCTGCGACTGGTTCTTCTTGATGAAGAGCTGATATGCAGCCTCGTAGGTGGACTTCTTTGTCTTGCGGTCAACAATTCCGCCACCTTCCTCAACCTGGGTCATTGTATCGCCCTTCGTTGGAGTAACAGTAGTAGTGCCATCCTTTGGAGTTGGGAGCTTAGTCCACTCGTTCTTTTTGCTACCTACCTCTTGAACGTAGATAGTGCATTTGCCCCATGATGTTACTGACATAATTTAATCGTTTATGAGTTTATATTCAACTTGATTATTTATTACATGTTCTCCCGTGCTTGTTGCATATACCCTCTGCTCAATAGCGTGGGCTGCATACTCGCTCGTTCTGAACGTTTCCAAGAGATTCCAAGCCAGTTTGCAGATTTCGTCAACTCTGATAGTGTTCTCCTCGAACTGCCCATCTACGTCCTGGTCTTGTATATATATATTTACATTTATAATCGCCGTTTGAAGCTGCGTTCCCTCATTAGCCAAGATGGAGATAACGACATCTTCCTTATGAGAATTATGCGGTCTCATCGTCTTTGACAGCTTGCCATTGACGTTGTTCATGAAACCGCTTTCATTGATGTACCGGTAAACATCTGTCTTAATTGCTCCGTCTGATTTCATATCTTCCACTTGTTTATTTCATTAACTGCTGAGTCTATTGCTGTCTTCACACGCTGCTCTACAATGGATGTGGCCCATATCTTCGTTGATGCGAGGACATCCTTGCTTTCCAAGGCTTCCACCTCTCCTGCGTATTCCATTCCGGCAACGACAACCAAAGCATAAACCCTGGAATATTCCTTAGCAAGGTCATTGATCATCTTCTTGCCCTTTGCAGAGCCGTCTGTGCCACTGAGAACCTGCGAAAAGGCTGATTCCATATATTTACTTCCCTGCTCGTACACGGCGAAGCCTATAGAACTTCTTAGGTTGCCCGTATGGTCTATCCAGCTTTCCTTGGCAGACCTGTTACGGATTCTAACCACAGATTCGTCTCCTAGCTTGCTCAATGCCTTAAGCACATTCTCCTGTATCTTCCTTGCGGCTCTTTGTAGGAAGGCGTCAAGAGCGGAAGCGCTGGTTGTCATTCTTATGCCCATATCTTACACTGGAGTTGATAACGATGAAATCCCTTAACCTTGATAATTACATCCTCAGCCCCTAAAATTTCTAGCTTGATAAAATCCCCATAAGAGAACTTTTCAATTCCTACGGGCAAGTTATGCACTTCGTAGGAGTAGTAATCAATAGAACCGTCAGATGTAACTAACTTGTTGGCCTCGCCAGCAGGAACTACATCACAAGTGCAGCAGAACTTCCACTCGGTCTTGCCCTGGTGATAATTTCCATCATCATCTGTATAGCCAGCTACCTTCTGCTGCCGGTATAGCTTTGAGGCATGAAAACTCAATAGACTCATCAGCAATTAATGTAAACTGTCGGCTTCGGAGTAAGTGAAACCTCCTCTTCGCCGATAGAGTTATATAAACGATTGACTTGAACTAATATAGCCTTTCGCTGGTCTTCCGAGAGGGAACCTATTGATTTGTCCGCTTCGGAGAAGCTAACGGCTTGTATGAGAGAAAGCAGACAGTCGGCAAGCGTTCCTTTGTAGGCGTCACTTCTGGCAACGTCACCAGTGAACTCTGATTCGATATCGAGGTCACGCTTTATGCAAGCGTTTTCCACGAAACCATAGGAGATAGGGATGTGTACCTCATCCACCAAAGCTTGTCCGACCGTCTTCATGATTACTCCTCAGCTTTAGCTGCGTTATCCTTGAACTCCTTCTTCTTTGTAGGAGGTAGCTCATTGTAGGCATCAATAACCTCCTTGTCGCTGGCGTCACTAGGAAGTGTAGCACCAAGAGCATTAAGGGTTGTGATAGCCTCCGGCTTCTTGTAGGTCACATCAGAGATTGTTACCTTAGCGTCCTCTGCATCTGCTTTCTCCTTTTCGGTATCAACCGAAACGTCTGGGTCTGCCAGCTTAGTATTAATCTGATAGATTGTATCAACGTCCTCGATGACAGGCAAGCAGTATGCCTGCACCGCAGTTGTCTCACGCAATGGATCAGTTGTTGAATACTGAGAGATAAGCTTGTAATCAATCTGCTGATAGGTTACACCTGGCACTCTGTTGGTTGCCTCTGCTACCTGACCGTAAACGAGGGCACCAATCATCTGTGAGCAGACACCGATAATCATATCGTTGTTCCAAGGCTTAACGCTCTTCTTTGCACCATCATGCTCCAAGCGGACAGTACGGTTGATGATGCGGAATGATACACCGGTCTCGTCCAAGAATGCCTCCTGGAATACGCTGGCAGTAGGAACCGGCAGCTTTGTGTTGGAGTCATAAGTCTGACCCTTGTAGTTGGCAACAAGCTCGCGAGCGTCTTGTGCCTTCTTCAGTTCGTCAAACTTAGCCTTACCAATCCAGAAGATCAAGATTGTGTTGCCATCATTCGATGCTCGATTGATACATTCTTTCAAGTCTGCAACGGTAATACCAGTATCAACATTGTTGATGCCGAGCTGATTTTTTGGCAAGTACTGATACTTGATACGGAGCAACTCCTTTGGATTATCGTCGTCACGAACAGCTACGTAGCCGTTAGAAAGACCATACAGAAGGGCATACTCATTACGCTCGTCAACACCGACATTACAAGCTACCGGGTCCTGAGCCAACTTACGGCGAATCTCTGCTGTCTGACCGCCCTGTGCTTCCATGAGTCTGAGAGCGAGGATATCTGACTCCTTCAAGAACTTCTTCATACCGACCTTTGGCAGTTTGCCGTTGGCGGTTGAAATCTTGTCACGAGACTTCAAAGGAACCGGAGAATCCACTGCCACGTAGTCAGCAGCTACATAAGAGGTATCAACCGTGTCGGCTTCCCATTTGTTGTCGGTAGAATAAGCGCGGCGAAGAATGGATGTATCCTTGTGGAGATACGTCATCTCGTTCTTGCGCTTACCGTTAATCTTCTCAATCAATGTCTTCAGGATTGGGAAGAAACTCAAGATATACTTAAGAAATAAAGAACTCTGTTGCATAAATCACCTCCTTAACCGATTGCATCGTGTCCCCACTGAAGAGTAGGAACGGCTGTTTTCAAAGCTGCCTTGATCGTATCGACAGGATAAGGGACAGCCTTATCATTAGCCTCACCTGCCGTCATAACACCTACATGAGGGGTATCTGCAGGAGCAGTTGTCATACAGACACCTACATACTCGTGATTTTCCGGCAATGAAGCATAAGCCCTATCTGTTACAGGCATTGGCTTATACTCGCCAGACGTAGTGTCACGAATGATAATGTGTCCGCACTGGATGAACTCTCCAGAGAAACCTGTCATGTCAAGAACGACACCACCCATGATGCCATTCACGTAATTTCTGATGATTACAGACTCCTTGCCTGAATCAAACGTTTTTGTCTTGCTTACGCCATACATAACTTTTAAAATTTAAAGATTACATAGTTTCGGCAAGCTCATCAATCTCATTGTCCTTGATAACCTCAACCTCTTCCTTCTTAGGCTTTCTCTGAGCCGCAGGAGCACCAAGCTTTCCGAGACCTTCGTTAGCACGCTCTTGATCGATAGCTGCCAAGTCCTCCACAACACCATCATAGAAATCGTCGAACTCAGATTCGTTCTCGAACTTCATCTTGTCGAAATTCTTCAAGACAGTCTTTCCGAACGTACCTTTGTCCTTAAGGAGTGCCTTCAGCTTAGAACGGCGGCCATCATTCTCACGCTCTGACTTCAAACCGAGGATTTCGGTCTGCAAGGCTTTGTTCTGAGTAATGAGTGCCTGCGCCCATGCTGGGACCTGCTCATCTTTCTCTCTCTTCTGTTTGCGGATTGGTTTCTTGTTGCCGGCAGGGTCATCATCGTCATCGACCTCGTCGTCATCCAAGTCTTGACTATCCTTAAAACTCTGGATAGTACGCTGCGCAGTCTTTTGCGCAATCTTAAGATAAGGAAGAACCGCATTGACCTGCTTTTCAATCTCTGCGTTTACATCCTCGTCTGAGGCTTCTTCATCGAGTTCTAAGTTATTGGCAACATCGGCAGCAATACCCTCTAACTCCTCTCTACTGAACCCCAACGCCTTTGATTTGGGTTTCAGGATAACTAAAACTTGCTTCGTTCTTTTTTTCATTCTAACTAAATATTTAATTGAACAATAAAATTCAAGAAATATCCCAGTACGAAGCGATAGCAATAAGTAATGCTGCAAAATTATAAAAAAAGTATTTAATCACCAAATATATTGCAAGGAAATATACTTAATGATTAAATACTTTATGGTTACATATAAATATTAATCTGGATAATTGAGCTTATCCGGTCCAGCTGTGGATAGATATACGGAGAACATATCACATAGTTCTTTTGCTCCTTTTAAGTCGTTGAGCTTGTAATTACCGCATTCCACTTCCGATGCACCTGGAATCGTCTTTGATAGCGAACAAGCCTTGAAGGCTTCTACTATCATTTCCTTTATGAGCTTTGAAGTCCACGTACCTTTAAGGATAAGATAGAAACCTGTAAGACATCCCATCGGACCAAAATACAGAACGGAATTGCTAAGAGGGCTATCATTGCGTAGGTAGTCCGCCATCAAATGCTCTATTGTGTGCGCGACAGCAGGTGACATCATATCTTTGTTTGGCTTGCACACGCGAATATCGAATGTGGTAGCAGTCTCCATGCCCCATTTATCTACTCTCGAAACATAAAGACCTGGCTTCAGTTTCGTATGATCAACTTTAAAACTTGGTATCATTCTCTAATAATTTACAAACAACACTAAATGCCTTTTCGGCAAAACTATCCCAAAAACCTGCATACTGCTCGGTCTGGTTCGACTCCAGGGGATTATCGCTAATAACTCGGATGGACGTAAAACCAATACCCTTCTTGTAGCATACCTGCGCGAGGGCAGCAGACTCCATGTCAATAGCACATACGTTATAAGAATTAGGAAGAAACTCCTTAATTGCCAATACCTGCTCTCTCGTAGTGACAAACTTATCTCCCGTAGCTATTGTTCCTAATTGGAATCTTTCATCCATATCAATCCAGTAGAAATCAGAAGGAAAGACTGCCGGCATACCTTGAACTTGTCCATTGGCATTTGGCTCGCCGCAATATACATCGTGGTAGCAGTACGAATTGCCAATCACGACATTACCAGGTTTCAATCCTGCAACAGCAGCACCGGCGCATCCTACCGATATAACTCTTGTAACTTTGCTGGACGTATTCGACGAAAGAAATTCTGTCAAGCAAGATGCCGCATTAACCTTTCCAATACCAGACTTGATTAGAGCTATGTTTTGAACATTTTTGTAGTCAAGCCAATTCTTTGCAATCCATTCGCTGATAAGGTCGTATTCCTTATCCATAGCGGTAACTATGACAATCATTGCGCACCTCCTTTCGTTAGCTTAAGCTTCTTGCAACGGTTGTAAATAGCGTTCTCATCCACGCCAATCTTGGTAGCGATGGCTTTTACCGGGTACTTGCCATACATTCTGCGAATGATGAAATCCTCGTCAGCAGTAAACACGTGGCTCTTGCTGATACCCATTTCCTTCATCTTTCGATGGATGGCCCAATAATTACGATTGAGCTGCTTTGCAATCTCCGTTGTCGTCATCACCAAAGCGTTAACCTTGATGAACTCAATCTCTTCTGCACTAAAATGTTTTCCTCTACTCATTATTTAATATTTGGGTTCGTTAAGCCGCCCAAGGCTTTCTTTCTCTTTCTGTTATATCTTCTGTTTGCAGCAATCCTTTCAGCGTTCTCTTTACGATAGACTTCCATTCTTGCTAATAAATGTTCCTTATGCTCCTGGTAGTACCTTCTATGGTATTCCCGGATATCCTCCTCACTTCTCGCCATGAACCTTGTCTTTTATAAGTTCGTACAGTGATGGGCTGAGTGTGCTCCATTGATCATTCTCGTCTTTCACGAGATAGAATCCATCAGGAACATAGAACTCTCGATTTCTCAACCTAACTATCAATGTCTGTTTAGTGCAGTCTCCGCTGACAGTCTTTACTAACTCTGAAACGTCTGGGCATTTCCATAATTCTTGGATGTTCTCGGAAGATACTTTAATTGCAATCATATCACTTGAACTTAATAATGAAAAACTCATGGTCCAACCACTTGCCTGGGCAAAGACCTCTCTTCGGCTTGCCGATGCTGATACTCTCAATCTCCTTTTCTACCTTTGGGCTATCGTCATAGTAGCCGTTCTTGAATAGAACGTGAGTGAATGGTACGAACTTCATTGTACCATTATTCAGTTTCTCCTTGATAGTATTGGTGTCTATAAGCATCTCAAATGTCTTACCGATATGAAGTTTATCGTACTTATCGAAATCTTTGAATTCCTCATCCTTGATAAGGAGAAGGCGACTCATCCAAAAGTATTTAATTACCCGATACTCTTCATTCTTTTCGCCCGACACTATCATATCGAACCATTCCTTGCTGACTGCAAGGGTAAGAACCTTCTTCTTTGCTTCTGATAAATACTTATCCATTACTTTAATTAATCTTTCCATAAGCTAACTTATTTTCCCTCTGTTGCTACTACAAAGAAATCGTCACCAATGTCTTTTCTTCTATTCAACTCTTTGCAAAGTACAGATGTATCAGCAAGGTTGATATGCTGGTTTACATACTCCTCCTTATCTGTGAAGGTAAGGAGTGTTTCATCTAGGTTATTTACTTCCACTATATTCTCTACACTTTCCGAAAGAGATTTGATTTCTCCATAGACAAAATCATACGCATTTTTATCGATAACTTTCTGTCTTGTCAGAGTTTCGACTGCTGTTTGAATCTTTAAGATTGATTTTTGCATTTCTTGTTTCATGATCATATTTTTTTAGTTTATTTGAACTACCTAATATATCTCTAATATCGAAAGGATTTTTACCAGCCAGCCTATTAAGGTAATTCATCAGCTTGCGAGAATATCTTGCAGAAATCTTTTCTGCCTTTACAATACGATGGTCGAACTTGTTGCGGTATTTACACTTGCTCGAATCTTCACAGAACGTAACACAACCATACTCGTTATAAGCTTCCTTAAACTTCGCTTTCCAGTAAGGTGAAGGATGCTTACTTGGATAATCAGCATAAGTGTCTGCTTTCAATATCTTCTTTGCCAACCTAACTTTCATATGTTACTTCTTTTTATTACAAGGACAACTACTAGCGTGAATAATAACGCAAGCTCCATGTCCCCTGCCCACAAACAGGTAGTCATGCCCTTTCTTGGTGAATATTTTTATATTAAACTCTTCTTTTTTGTGTAGAGTTCCTAAGCTGAAAGAAATCCTAAAACCAATTACCCCTATTATGAAAATCAAAACGAGCCAACCGGCTGACTTAGCTAATTCTAAAATCTTATTCTTCATGCGCTACTCCTTATCGAATTTGTTGCTGACAACATAAACTTCAAATAAATTAACAAACGGCTCGTAATTGTCAACTTTATCTAAACTCTTGAAGGCAAACGTTCCTTCTTCTTCAATATAAACTACCTCATAGAGATTGTCTATACACAAAAGGTCATAACTGTCATGCACTATATCACCTTCCCAAATCTCCTTTCCCTCACTATCTTTTAACCCTGTGAACTGGCAGACGGTAGAAGGGTCAACCTGATAAGTGAGATTTCTGTTTAACTTGCTTTCTTTCTGACGATTCTCAATAATGTATGTATTACCATTCTCCTCGTAGAAATATCCGCAAACCCATCCTTTTCCGTCAAGACGTATAGCCTTGAATTTGATATTTTCTATCTTCATATCTATTTTGCTTTAATGTTATACACTCCATCAATGACCTCTACTTCATAACAATCGGGACAATAGTGTTTACCATCTATCATTTCCCAATCAGAGTAGTCACCAATATCAACTTCTTTGTTACTGAATAGTGCAGAGCAAGTATCTGTACCTCCAAATACTTCTCCGCATCTATCGCAAACAATCTGATACATTGTAATCGGTCTATACATAAGCTATTCAACTTTTACACCAAACGGAGTTCCGTCGGCAAAGGTGCGATTTTCAAACACTTCTTTAAAAGAACATGTACCATCATCATAAACTTCGACAAAACCTCCTGAATCTACATTTTCAATTACGAATTTACTACCATTTCTGTCTTTTACCCACCCAAACGGCTGGTGTTCCAACATTTCAGCCCAGCACTCCTCAGCATCCTTGAAAGGGCGGTAGGTAGTCTCTGGCTTGATGCGGTAATCCTTATAATAAGTTACTAAATGGTCTAAACTAGCTACGTTAGTATCATACCATTCTCTATTAATTGTTTTATGTTGTATCGTTTTGCCATCTACAATAGCCTGCAGAATAGGCATAATTTTTTTAAGATTCTTTATATCCATAATTCAATCCTCCAATTCTTTAAGCATTTCATTCAAATTCTTTTTAACTCTCATTAGTGCAGGATAACCTCTATCAGCATCAATATCTGGAATTTCTAATAAAGAGTCTTTAATTAACTCAATAGCTTTTTCTTTACTCATTGCTTATCCTCCTTTTTCTGTTTCTTTCTATATGCTTTAGTTGCGCTATACTTATATTGCCATATCGTTTATACATACTTTGGAGATATACAATATAGCCAGCTAATGTTATTTTATTTGCATTCATATTCTCTTCTTTTTACCACCTGCGAATACTTTTGTAATGTTTATCGCAGATTTAATATCTTCGTACCTGACACCACAAACTGTTGCCACATCTTTAATTGCCTCATCTAATTTGAATTGTCTAGCCAAAAACTGATTATTCTTTATCAAGTTGACGATTTCTTCTTTCGTATGAATGCCTTTCCAAAATAGTTCGGTATGTGAGCCTACTCTGTATTCATCTACAGAGAACGGAACACCATAATTAGTGTAAACCTCTCCGTGATGTTTGATAACGTGGCGACCAGGATTCTTTCGGATATTATTTATCCAAGTTTCATTATCGCATTCGCACCACATTCCATATTCTGCCGAGGTCAGCACTTTGTCGATGCCGATAGGACAATAACAGGAACATCCATTCGTTCCAAAATAAATAATCTCTGCCATATTCTAATCTTTTTACCCTCTCCATGATGTTATCAAAATAATAACGGATTGGAGTCTTTATGAGCCTTTCACTCATTAACGTTCTTCGATGTGTACTAAATGCTTGATGCCTTTTCCACATAAGAGTGCTCTGAGGTGAATTGTCAAGCGGTAATTGATATTTTACGGCTACACCTAATGCCAACCAATCTAATTCGAGCACGGCTTTTTCGTTATTATCTTAATTTCACCAAGGAGAGGGTGGTTAGTTACAAATCATCAAACTCTTTCTGAAATCTCTGTTTTGTTTCATTCAGAAGCTGCTTGAATTTTGTTTTAAACTCTTCATCACACTCTGAAAGCCCATAAATAGCATCAGCAAGACTACTACGCATTGATTTTGTAGACATATTTAAGAGTTCATTTACTTTAGGAATTAAACTCTTTGCTAAGATATTTGCTCTTTCTAATTTTTCTGTATTCATATTACTATCTATTTATATCCTTTGCGGGATGGTTAATCAATCTTCTTGATGCTATCAACTTCCATACTCCATAGTACAAATTCTCTACAGGAGCGAGTGCCATTTTTCTTAGCAGGGTTGATTTTTACTTCAATCTCACCATTATAGCCACCGTAACCTCGATTAGGGACGATGCTTGTAATCCAACAAACATCACATCTAGAGCATCTAACTTTGTCGCCAACCTTGTATGGTAGACTTTCTATGTACTCCTTCACATCAGAACAAATCTGATTGTTAGCATCATTGATAATACTTTGTTGCTTGGCAACCTTTACTTTTAATTCTTCTTTTGTCATATCTTTTAAAATTATGCCCGAAGGCGGTTAATAATTGCGTCTTATCTCAACTTCCCACTCCTTAGAAGAGAACTTCTTTTTGAGGTTTTTAATTAAACTCTCTATCTCTTCAAGAGATTCAAAGGCATTAACTAAATCCCCTACTTGATACCAATAGTCCCATCTGTCTGGTTGCTCATCTTTCTCCTTTTGAGTGAGTGGTCTAACAAACTCCCCTTTGATGGTTTGATATTCATTTGGAATTTCAATTCCACCCAAATATCCACTTACCGAGCTGTTACCACACACATTGCTTACTTTAATATACAATTTTGCGTAATAATGTATTGCTCCACCACAAAGACCACAAAAAGAACTGATTTCTATATTCAATAGTCTCTTTTTGTCTTTAGTATAGCTACCAATAGTTGTGTATTGTTTACCTGCGAGATTAAACTGATATCCTTCTCCAATATTCTGAGGAATAGCCCCAGTTATCTTAGATATATCAAATCCATTTTCTATTCGTAAATAGGTTATATTCATACGCTTTACTTTTTATTATCCATCATAAGAGCCATATCGTGTACTTTGCGACACATTTGGCAAACATCTTCAAGACTCCTTGTATTCCAATTATAGTACATTCTTCCGTGGTCTTCGGTTATTACTACAACCTGTCAGTCACAGAGGATTCGCCATATCATTCTCAATTTATGTTTCATACGCTTTACTTTTTACGATGATTATACTTATCACAACACCAAGTAAATTGACAAGCCCAGCACTTTGAGCCATCACATTTCTCGTTATGCAATTTATACTTATCCATACGCTTTACTTCACTCTTTTAAATCTGATAACTGCGTCAATATATCCTGCTGATGGCAGGTAAAAATGATAAGTACCGCCAGAATGCCCAATACATGCATGAGCATTAATATCCACATTCTTAATGGTATAAATTTCCGTTTTACCATCAACGAAAGTAAGTTCATACATTCTTGTCTCGGTTTTAACCGGCTCACTTTTGCAAGCTACAAATAGCAATGCTGGTAGTATAACTAAAAATATCTTTTTCATAATCAAAACGCAATTCTAAAATCCTTACCTTTCAAAGTAGGTCTCTTTTGGAGGACGTACTTCTCTAATTCTTCAAAATCTATCGGGAAGAGCGCACAATATTTATACTTTAATGTGCAGACGAATCTTCCGTCGAGCATAACATCAAATACAAATGTTTTCATTGTTCACCTCCTTCCTTTGTAAACAAATCATCAATATAAAGCCAACGAACAATACCATAATATTCAACAGTTTTATTCCAATAAGAACTTCTAAAGAAGCTAGTTTTAACAATTTGATATCCTTCCCTATCTCTACCATCAAATAATATTGGACTTGTATTAGCAATTGGCTCTTCATTAGCAGGATGCCATAACTCTTTCAAGAATTTTTCTTGCATCCATGTAGCACCTGATTTAAAAGCTTCTTCTATGATCCTCTGTATATTGTCATCATAGTTATTATACCCATCTTGTGCATAATTAGTAGCTTCTTCTTCTATTTTCTTATCGTCTATCATAACTTATTTCTCCTTTAAACGTTCTATTAATTTATCTGCGATTTTGATGGCAGAATTAACAACACTGTCATACGTAGAGTTAGGACGTTGTACAAGACCTGCTGCAACATCTTTTGCTATCTCATATCTTCTCTGCTCCCAAATGTTTTCTTCGTTATCATTATTCTGGGTAAAGCTTGAACAAAGTATTACATCCTCCTCATTTTGTTTGGGTCTTTTGCTACAAAAAAAATATCTGGAGCAGTAACTACATAATCCTTTCATCCCTCACCTCCTTTCCACTCATCAGTCGTTCCTAGTAGATGTGCTGTCTCTTTGTTGTAAGGAATACAATACTTACGACTAAATCCGATACAACGAAAAGGATATTGTGATTCTTCTTTATAATGAGAAAAGAGGTCAGCTTCCCATACATCATCTTTCTCATTTCGCCCCAATACTTTATCGAATGTCTTAAACTCACACTTAGGCTTTTCTATTTCCAAAGTTTTAAGATCGAGTTTGCCACCAATTTTTTCCTCAATATTATATATATAGATTTGAGCAGCATTACTTTCTTCAATATGAAAATGTTGGGTAACACAAGTATAGCGTCCTGGGACATAATTTTTATAATTCTTATTAAGATAATGTCTACCTATAAAGGTTGTATATGTATCATCTGTAAACTTTTCGAAGATAATATGCGCATTATTCTCATTAACCAAGATATCGCCCTTCTGCCAAGCAAATTTGTTCCAATCACGCATTTCTTTTGATGGGAACAATAGAGGTTCTGCTTCTGCATGATCAAAGTACTTGCCATTATTATAGAAAGAAGATGATTCAGCATGGTGATTTACTACTATTATAGTATCTTCGCTGCATATGCTTGAAGTATATACATCTCCAAATAAGGGAGACCACAACTTCGTATTTACTGGCTTACCATTTAAGATTTTCGCTAAATTAATATTCTTTTCCATATCATTAATTTCTCATTATGTGACACTTAATAACCTTATGAACCATATCTGGCTGCGATTCATTAAAACTCTTAATAAACTGACGCTCCATTTCCTTTGGGAAAATGGGCTTTGTCGGCTTCGGCATCGTGAGAACGGCTTGAATCTTTGCCCCCCCACTCAGCGTAAGCAGACATCTGCGAGTTATCATTTTACCAAACATCATAACCTTACCCTTTCACATAGTTGATTACGTGCTCCTGGGCTTGCTCATGCAAGTTGTCAAAAGCGTCTTCTATAACTTTGGCTGTCTGATCGCCATTAAGGTTCTCCAGCATTTCGCCAACTACCTCTACCATCTTATCTATAGGTAAGGAACAGAACTTATCAACTAAGAAGTTCTTCTGCTCGTTGATGGTCATATCATCAAACAACTCCGATAAATCTACTTCAACTTTATAATCTGCCATAATCTTAATCGAAAATATGATGGTTCAACTTTCTCTTTCTGAGGTTTCTCTTAATCACTTCCATATCCTTGTGGTCGTTAGTGTGGTCCGCAAGAAGCTTGATGATTTCATAGATGTCATTTGCGTTATCCTCCAGGTTGGCGCAAATATTCTCATCACCGAAGAAACTCTTATTAAAGGGTTTCAAATGGAAGTAGTACTTTTTGGCTGCATCCTGCATTTGAGTGTAGTGCATCTTCTGCTCTTGCTTGTAGCGAACGCTTAACAGCCTAAACATGCCCTGCTCATCCTTGATGAGCTGATCTAATACATCTGTTACCATTGCAATCAAACAGCCATTGACCTGCAGGCGTTGAATAATCTTTTCCTGCTTCAAGCCAGATGTTACACCAAGCTCTGAGAGTGTAACCTTCAAATCGTTTACTGTAACTTTCTCTTTTCCCATTGTCTTACTTTTTAATTATCAAACCATAAACCTGCATATCTCCATTCCCAATGAAGGCAAGTGTCATTAGGCTTCTTGCCTTCACTATAGCATATCTCGGAAGCTATGCAATTACTACATATATGCTTCATAATCATGGAAGTTTAGATACCAAATAATCTATCTCCTTATCCGTAAGCTCCAAATCGTTCTTACGCTTGAACTTGATGATGGCATCTACTCCGACCTCGCCTTTAACCAACTGATAGATGGCATCCTCATCAAATCCCTTATCTAGGTCCTTGATAAGTTCCATTCCTAAATCATAGATTTTCTGTTGAATCTCCTTTTTGAGGTCTGCGTTAATTCGCTCTAAAGCTTCTGCTTTTTGACTGAATCCGCATCCGCCCTCAATGGCGAAGTCGTTACTGATGTTCTGACACATCTGATCAATGTCCTTGCTACCGAAGAACTGAGCGAAATAGGTATCGCCCTTCAAGGACTGTAGAATATCGATTTCTTCTTGCTTTGTCATAACTAATCCTCCTTTCTTTATTTATCAAATTCTTCACGCAACTCAATAAGTTTGTTTGTGAAATAAACCATAGTTTCTTTCAAAAGTGAAACCATGTCTTTGTGATTGAGTATGTCTCCAACCGCTGTGTAGTACTTAAGATTATCGTTCGCCTCAATAAGGTCAAATTCTCCACAGCTTGCCACATTGGTGTTGAAAGACTCTTCCTGGAAGAAGCCATTTTTTTTCTGGTAACGAATTACCAGGCTTCTGTTTCTTTCGACTCCTTTTAAATTCAAACAAACGTTAAGTGACTTAAAACCAAAATCGATATATTCTACCTCCCAATCAGGACAAACTGAAATTACATTAATAATCTTAATCTTGGCTGACTCAAGTGTATTCTTGATGTTCTTTCTAACCTCTTCCTTCTTTGTTTCAACTGAATTGTTCATAATCTTTATAATTTTAATTGGTTCAACTTATAAGGTAGGCTCTGGATAGT